TCAACAAAATCGTTCCACTTTCTGCTAACTTATTCCACATCATCACTCCTTTCATAATCCGATTTTTGAAGACTGTAATTGTCTTTATTGACAGTTAGATATTTTCTATTCAACATACAGAGATATTCTTTGTTAACACCCCCACTTATGAAATTCCACCCATCATATCCAGCGCCCAATAAAGCAACGGCTCTAGAGGTATTTTGCTTCATTCCAGTCTTTTCCTCAAGTATTCTCATTGTATGAAGCATTTTAGCGTCAAATGGCTCACGAGCATCAGTATAGTAGATATTTGCATCTATATCCACTATGCTACGAATAACCGAGTCACTGTCCGAATTAGAATATGCAGTCATAGCTCCCCAATCTGGTGTAAAATAAGTTCCATCACAATAATCGCCGTTACCTTGATAAGTATATTCACCCGTTGAGAGCCTCTCTGCAATCTCTTTAGAACTCAATTTATAGTAATCTTTGACACATCTGAAGTATTCCATCTCTCCACTCTCTACTAACTCTTTGAATTCTTCATCACTAACCGTTTTTGGTTTATCTTTGATTCCTAAAGCGTAAGATATTCTTTGAAAGTCGGTATCGGCTAAATCTTGAGGCATATCCGAGTAGTCCATTTCCATCGCTTTTTCACAAAATACTGCCTGCTCTTCTGGAGTTAAGTTTCTAAACGCTTCCAATTTATCACTCATCTTAGCGTTGAACAAATCTTTCCCTGTGGTAATATCACCTTTACCACTGCCACCGACCTCGCCGGGTCTTCCGCTATGACCAAAGTTCCCTGACCCAGAACCACCATTCAAAGTCTTGATAAACTCTCCCGATGCGTTCTTGAAAACTAAATGATAGCCACACATACAATTCGGGTGCAGACAACCTCCCTCTATATCCTCGTAGTTAGCCGTAAATATCTTTAATTTTCCATCATTACCAACTACTTCCATTGAATCCCCATATTTGATGAACGGTTCTTCAAAAGGAACTGGATTTTCCTCGGAGGAACGAATCATCTCATTGCAGAAGTCGCAAATCTTATCTTGCTCGTTAGCAGGTCGTCTTGAATACCAAACCTTGTAAGCCTGACCAAGTTTACCAATGCTGTTTAAGAATTGCTTATCTGCTTCAAACTGACTTCTAGTAAACGCCCTAGAGGTTTCATTTCTAGCAATCAGGGTAGCCCTTGTTTCGCTGATATAATTATATTCCTCTCGGATTGCCTTGATTATATCCCGTCGGTTATAGCCTTCAAAAGCCATCTTATTCGCTTTTTCATAGATTTTACGATTTTCCTCTAGAATATCTGTCTTCCTGATACTTGATAGGGCTTCAGCCATTGTTGGTTTATGCTCAAAGTATTTTTCCCATTTCGTCGGGGAATCATCATAGACATTTATTATGATTTCAGCAGCAGCCTCCTCTAAGATATTAGTGTAAGCCCGATTGCTCGCACCTAGAATATCATTTAAGATAGTTTCCATATGCCCTTCAGCAACCCTTAGAGCATTGTCATCCACTCCTGCTTGTAGTTCGTTGCTAAACACGAACCCAATATCCTTACCGAACTCCTCATTACGCTTAGACATTGAATTATTAGCAAATAGTGGGAAGATTAGCCACCAGTATTTATGTAATGCGTTTTTCAATTTCTCGGTAAGAGTTTTACGCTTCTTCGGCCCGATAATATCAGAGATTTCAAAAGCGTTAACCTCCACTTTTCTGACAGAAGCATCAATCGTTTCTTTTTCAATATCTCGGACTTCTTGTAGAAACTCCTTGTAAGCCTTATCTACTACCTTGCCGTCATCCTGTGCCACCTCGTTAATAAAAGTTTCAACCTTATGGTCGTGTTCACAGGTGCAGTGATTTTTCTTTTTCTCAATCTGAGCTACTCTTTCTATGAAGTCAAGTCCTTCCTTATTTCCACTAGCGAAACCCTTAGCGAAAGCATCAGCAAACCTTTCTGCTTGTAACCCTTTTCCATTTCCACTCTGACTCGCTCCCATATAAGACCCAGATTTTTCACTCAAACCTGCCTCTTTCACCATCCTATCGGAGTAGGTTACAGCATCTTCTCCAGATTTTTTATGTGAATCTTGAAAGGCGTGAGCTAACTCGTGAAATATAGTTTTGCCTGTATTACCCCATTGACGAAAACTTATTTGCCCTTCTTTTGGCTCTTTTTCTCCTATTTCAGAATAATAGTAAGCGGCTTGAGAATCTTCATCATTGTCATAAAACTTGACCTTCTTCAAAGAACTTAAAGCATCTGAACCAAAAGTATCCTGATAAGCCTCTATTCCGATTGCTAACCTAACAAAAGTATCGGCAGGAGAGGAAATGACTTCATCTTTTCTTTCACCTTTTAAAGATTCGGCATCAGTATCAACCTCAATACCTTTGCTAGCAAGATATTCTTCTATCTTATTGTAAGTATTGATTTTTTGTAAATCGCTTAGTTTTGCTTTAGTTGCTTCTGGAATATGGTAAGACTCTATATTATCAAGTTCATTCTGAAAATCTGTGGCAGAACCATTACCACTTCCTCCGACTTCTCCAGGTCTTCCACTATGCCCAAAGTTTCCTGAGCCTTTCCCTCCATTCCGTGTTAAAGGGTCGCACTTCTCACCCTCCACAGAGTTATTTATCGGCATTAACTCTTTATCATTCGAAAGCACAATCTCGTGTTGCCAATTGGGGCCAAGCTCATAACCGTAGCCGGCTTGAACTATGTTCGGGGTTAAAATAGTATTTTCTTTAGTTACTTTCTGAGCAAAAACATAAGGGGTCTCTGAATCTGGAGAAGATTCGGAAAAAGTTTCTGATAGACTGAACGAGGAGCCTTTGCTTTTCTCCATCCTATCCGTGGCTTGAATACGATAAGCAATTAACTCAGATTCTTTATCTAACATCCCTTGAACCGTGGATTTAGACAGTCTAATATCTACTGGGTCAAAATCAATATCCCTAAATTCCCAGTCTAGGGCCCCAGATATCCACTCGGAGATTTTTTTATCTGCCTTTTCTATATCTGACCACTCCAACTTAAACAACTTTTTTCTCAAAAGATTAGTTTTGTCATAAAACTCTTTCAAAACGTCTTTTTCCTCTCCCGTAAGAGAATCGCTATCTTTCTCCAAACAGCTAACAACTTCAGTAGTCACTAGACTTTCTTGTTTTTTGTAAAGAATATCTGGATTATCAATAGCAGAGATTTCTTCTTCAAAAGAGGTTAAGCCACCATCTCCGCTTCCCCCTACTAGCCCCGGCCGTCCTTCGTGTCCAAAGTTACCACTTCCCTTGCCACCATTTTCTACTAAATCATTGTGTGGTTCAAGTCCATTCAGGTCCTCCAGATTCTCGTTTGAACCACTTTCTTCTTCCGACACGATACTTTTATCATTCCCACCACCAGAACCGCTGTCAGGTGGTATATTTTGCGGATTAGAGGCACTCTCGTCGGGCTCTTCTGGTTGGTCTGGATTCTTCGGTTTATCAATGCCCTTTTCTAGTTCCAAGTCAGCAAAATCAATCTCACCTTCAGCAAACTGATAAGCACTTTGAGTAGTATAGCCTGCCTGAATAAGTTGCATTGCCAATTGGAATTGACTTTGTTTTAACGCTGTTGCTTTTTGTTCTGTATCATAATCTTTACCCACAGCACTTTCCACCTCAATGCTGTAGCCAGTCTTTTTATACTCACGGTTGTAATACTTTTTATAGTCCAAGTTCAAGAAATCCACGATGTCTTCTAGCCGTGGTTGGGCAGTATCAGAAATAAACTGCTCACTCTGAACTCTCGCTGTTTCCCTTGTCGTCCCTGATTGCTCAATACCTAGAGAAGTTTTACTTGTCCCAGATACAGCGAACAATTCAGTTCTGTTAATTTCGTTAATATCTAGTAGAGCGGCCTTGTCTAAATCAATCTGCATTGAATCCCATTTGATAGCACCTGTGCCATTACCAAACAGGGGTTCACCCTTCGTATGTTGAGTGACTCTCGATTTGAAGTTAGCAAAGTCTTCATCATTTAATAGGACATCAGTCGTAATAATTCCAGGTGCGTCTATATTGCCATTGAGAGACTGCCTTGTATAATCGCCACTCTGGTTGATTGTATAGACAGCATTTTTAGCAGCGTCAGTCATAGCCCATTGGCTATTCTCTGGGTCGAATGGGTTTAATTCACGCAATTCAATAATCTGATGAACCGGCCATTCCCTATATCTGCCATCTTTCTTCCTTTCAATATAACCTGCCACCAACCCGTTTTTGTCAACCACTCTACGAATTTCGTAAGGGTTAAGCATCACGAACTCGGTTGGGTCGGTTGTAATAACTGGAAGTTTTGGATTGAACGGTTTGACGGTGTTACGAACCACTCCCAAGTAATACCTACCTGCCAAATCTAGATAGATAGAAATGTTTTTCCAAAATTGTTTTTCTGTGAACTTGGTAGAATCTTCAATTAGTTTTAGATAGGGGTGCATCACAGTTTCATTTTTCTTTTGAAACTCGTCAACGACCTCTTGATTTGCCCAAGTTTTAAGGTTATTTTTCGCAAGTGAGGCAACCTTATTTCCTCGTTTTTGTATCACAGCGTAGGAGTAACCACGATACATATCCGAATCAGACATCTTAATATCTGACCAAGTAGGATATAATCTTTCACGGTTTCCATTTCTGAGAAAGTCTCTAGCGGACCTTATTGCTCCATTGCTTGTTTTTTGAACTTCTTGAGTCTCTACGCCAAGCATATTCAAGAACGTATCTCTGAGTGCCATTGTTAATTTACCTATATTTTCAAGTTAATTTTTTAATCGTTACTTCTATTATAGCAAAAAACTATTTTATCTGTTCTGCCTTTTTCTCTGCTATTAGATTTTTGTATTTTTGTTTAGTCTCTTCCAAAAGAGTTTCTAAATCAGGTGTTGATATCTTCTGATTTTTCCTCTGCTCAAGATTATCAACTGCCTTCTCACCTATCTCTCTCACCAAGTTTTTTCTATACACTTCCAAGTTCCCGTGTAAAGCGACATTGCAGTTTTCACAGCCAGCACGAAGATTGTCAAAATCAAATCTAGTGCCACCAAATCTTCGAGAAATAAAATGACAGCAATGGGCTGTCTTCCACGGTATTCTTTTTCCACAAGTGTAGCAACTCAATACCCCATATTTATTGCTTGCCTTAAGCCTCACATATAACGAGCAATACTTATCCAATTCAAGTATCAAACGCTTTCTGTCAAGACTTTTTTCATTGCTTAATAACTTATCCCTCTTCGGAACTTTCCCTGCCTTAAACTCGCTATATTTGCGTTTTAGAGCCGCTTTTCTTTTAGGGTTCTGGAAGCACATATAAGTATAGTGCGAATGAGAGCCACAGATTTTGCAAGTGGGTTGTTTCATAGTTTAATTTTAGCACAGTTTTTATTTTCACTCAATAAGGTTTTACCCCCTAGAAATAGGTGATAGAGATATAAGACGATTTAACAAAGCTGTTCTAGTGAAAACCTAAATTCCAGTCCAGTTTTCTTTCTAGCGACATTATTTTCACCTCTCCTGCCTCTACTTTTTAACCCTCGAGGCTGTAGGAATCTGTTTCTAGGTCGGACTCGTCAACCCTAGACGGTGGCCCAATTTACAGAGGTGCCGATTTTGTATCCCGCTCGGAACGGTAACATTTTTAGCACTAGATTTTTAGTCTAACGTGTGCTATAATAGATTTATGTAGGTAGGTTGTCTTATCTGGATACCTACAAGGGAGGGTTGTTAAAGACCCTCCTTTTTGTGCTTTGTTAATTTACTATAACCCCATTATAACACAAGCAAAGTTGAATAGTAATTATTCGTCTGACCTCAGTAATTTTTTAGAATCTAAAATCTCCACCACACTCCAATTCGGGTTGTGGGTATCAATCTTATACATAGCATCATCTTCTACTTCAACCCTTGCCACCCCGATAGGTAGAATTATTTTGTATTTGTCTAGATACTCTCGCAACTTCTTCGTATCTTCCACCACGCATACCATACCTGAATCTGCATAAAACATCTGATTGTCAATGCTATTTGTCCAATCTCCGATTCCAGTTTCATCTGCTACTGCCTTAATATCTCCAGATATTGCTCGTAGCAATTCCTGAACTTGGTTTTTGAACTTCTTAAACCCTTCATCACCTTCAACTTTTCCAAAACAGGCATCACACATACCTGCCCAGTCGGTTTCGTTAATAAGATAGCACGGGTCGGTCACTAGCAACTTTTTCATTTTACTCCTTCGAAAAACTCTTTCCCCTCTAACGCTATTGTTAATAGAATAGCCTCATCATAGCCGATATTAGACATCGAGCCATATAGAGGATAATCTCCAATATACTCCAATGCAGGCTTTCCATATTTTTCTAGTTCTTCCCTAGATAATTTGTTAATTAGTTGACGGGCTTCTTCTACTTTACTTCCCGCTTTCGAAATGTTCTGCATTTTTTCTCCTTTCTTTTTCGTATTCTATGAGGTCGTCAAGATTGTGCTCCAACCTTCCTTCTGCAACTCCCCATAGATACCCAGAACAATCCATACCTAGCCCTGCGAATATGACACTCACGAACACTAGATAAGACGCAAGACCCGGCATAAAGAATGTCATTACCATTCCAACCGTTAAAGATACTACCCACAGAATAGTAAATACCTTTTCAGCCCTCCGTATTTTCCTTCCCCTTCTGGCAATAGAGGCTTTTTCATTTTGAAGATGCTCTAGCCAATTATCTGCATCTATTATTTCTTGTTGTTTCGGCATCTTATCTCCTTTCTATTTAATTTTAACACCGATTTTCGACCCTAGCACGATTTTGAACTTGTCTGCTTTTATCAATTCTTCCACAGCCTTATCTATCATCTCATTATCTGCACCAACTAGTAAGTCAACTTCATTCCAACCAAGTTTTTCAAAGGTATCAGCAACAGTCTTTACAATTTCCTTGTAAGCCTCTCGCTCAGCCCTTTCTCTACGCACCTTAGTCTGTTTCCGATGCATCTCATTGTTATATTTCCTGCGTTCTTCCGCAGTCATATTCAATCGCTTTCTAGCCATATGCTTCCTCCCGTTTCATTATTTTCCATTCATTCCCCTCTAGAACTACTACATATCCTGCTTTATGCAGTTCCTCAAAACTGTTATACCCCATTTCCTTGACTTTTTCAAACATCTCAGCAGTCAGGTCACTCATTAGTTAAACTCCACTTTCATCCCGTCTTCTAAGTCAAGTTTCTTAATGACATCAATACCCATCTGCCTCTCGTCACTATCCAAATCTTTCACCCCACGCTTTTTCAATTCCTCGTGTAATGGATGAAAGAACGGTGTTTCCACGAGGTGCCACTTATAGACACCATCATAATCTTCTTTGTAGAGGTAAGTGTATTCTTCCCAGTTCCTACCTAGACTTGCCAAGAACTCATCTTCATCGGCATCAATTCTGGCAGGACTATTCTCGCCTCTGTCCTTGTAAGCGACTGTGCAATTTGCCGTCTTTTTCTGAATTTCCTCCAGTTTCTTCTTGTCCTTGTTTGCTATTTCAAACATTTTCCAATCCAAGCCTGATGCTTCTTTGTCATAGTGGTCACCTAGACTTGAAATGTCACCCAATTCCATCAATTCCTCGATTTGCTTTGGGTTTTTGTAATACTTCTCCAGTTTTACACCCACTCCTTCTGGATAGCCGTCCCAGTGGCAGTAGATACTCTTTATCTTGCCATCTGGCATTACCATTCCAATTCTACTTCTTGTTGACATATTCCTCCTTTCAATACAATCCGTAGTTGCTGGCAAAAGCCTTATTATATTCTTCAGCAATTTGCATTGCTTCTTCTTCATTTTCTGCAAACCTTAAACTGTCGCAGATTTGTGCTTGGCTTCTACCAAACTCGCCACTTGACATCCAAGCACGGTCATTTAATTCCATTCTGGCAACCAGATTGTCAAAACCTTTCGATTTCGCCCACTTCTTAATCTGACTCCAATTTGTCCATTTCATTTCTTTTCCGAACATACTTTTTTCCTTTCTTTTAATGGTTGCCCACCCTTTTTTGCTTCTGTTCCTTGTTTTACTAGGAGGAAGTCAACCAAGCCCCTAGATAGAAACTTCCATTTCTATAACCCTATTATAACAAAAAAATAGCGAAAAATCAATACTTTTTTCAAAGATTTTTATCTGATTTTTTCGCTTATTTCACCCACGATATTTTATACTACTTTCAGCCGAGAGACGCTTTAGAACTCGTTTACGAGCCTAGTTTTTCACTAGATTTGTCAATTTCAATCAATTTTTGTAAGGTTTCTAGGGGTGTCAAACTATACCCCGACAAAACTTCCCCGGAATTAGTGGAATAGAAGAAGGGCAATTTAAGCCCTTCATTCAACTCCATTATCTGTTTGGCTTCATCTTCATATCTTACCCAAAGCACAGTCCTATGCTCTTCAAACTTTACCCCCTGTCGTTTACAGTGGTTTTTCATCTTCGCCAAAGCGTGGTTTCCTGCACAACTTTCACAACTCTTTGAGTAAAATATTATCATCTAATTCTCGTGATTCAAATCTGGGTCAAAGTATTTATCAGTCCCTAATTTATCATATTCATCTCGGATGGAGCGTAATTCTTTTTCCATCTCTTTAACCAACTTTTTGGTCTCTTTAGACATTTTACTCTTACCTAATGCCTCTGCGTAATGTAATGACCTACTAATTTCAGAACTTCTATCCATAAATGTATTTCTTCCAGATAGGTCTTTATACGCTTTCCCTTTATCCTCTTTCAACATTTTCAAGTTGGTTCTCGCTGTTTCTAATTCTGCCGATAAATCAGCAAACTCACTAGCTATTTGATGTCCATCTCTCTTGCTAACTCCACTTCTTTCCGAACCATAATCCTTCTTTTGCTTGGTAACAACTTCTTGGTCGCCCGTCTTCGGATTTGTCTTGGTAATCATATCAGCAATCTTATCGTAGGTATATTCAGTTCCATCTTCACCGTGGAAGAACTTGAACCTACTAAATTTCGCTTCATCAAAAGCCGTGTAGGTTTCCCCTTCCTTCATCTTTTGACCAATTCTGTCCTCAATGTCTTTAGTCACTTGCTTGGCTTTTTCAATATACTCTTTTTGTTTGGCTAAATCCCTCGCAATCTTGGTGTTTGGGTTCATCCCCCCTCCATCTTTACTTGAGCCACCAACCTCACCAGGTCTGCCAGCGTGTCCGAAGTTGCCACTGCCCTTACCCCCATTGACTATTGTTGAATTCTTTTTTGTGTCACGAAGATATGTCGTATCATCGAATAATTTATCGCTATCAAAATATGTCCCAGCAGGTGAATCGATAACTTGCCTAAATGCTTCAAACCTTCTTTTATCCGAAGTTCTGTCAAGACTCAAATCTCTTCGGCTATGCATCTTTGCCATTGATGCTAGCAGATAATCCCCAGCAACTTGTCTAGAAACACTAGAACCTTTAGCCGGCATTCTACCCACTGTCCCATTGCCAGCAGATAAACCTAACTTCGCCGTAACATTAGTATCAAAATCTTTTGGCAATGTTTCGAGTATAGATTTAAGCCCTTCAAAGGCGTCCTCATTGCTTAACCCTTCGAATTCATCTTTGAAATTTTCCAATGCTTCAGAGTCGCAATACTCTATCTTGTAATTTTTCGACCTTTCCCATTCCTTTGATTTATCTGAAACAGGAATAGACCATTCCTTCCCCTTTTCTTCTTTCCTTTTTGCCGAAGCCTCCTCTAACCTCGCTTGGGACAACTCTTCCATTAGTGCCCTCTTGGTCTTTAGCATATCAATTTTTGTCCGACGGTTGTCTGCATAATCTTGTTCGACTTGAGCAATTTTAGATTCCAATTCTGCAATCTTTGTGTTACCTTTACCATTTCCACTGCCTCCTACTTCTCCTGGCCTCCCAGAATGCCCGAAGTTACCTGAACCTTTTCCACCATTTAACATTTTTTCAATCTTGTCAAGCCTTCTGGACACTTCAGCGTAGATTGAATTCTTTTTCTTTCTTATAATCTTTGTGATGTCTTTAATTGCCCAAGCAGGATAAGTATAACCATCGCTTGTTTCTGAACTACCGTAATGAATGGTGCCATCTTGAATATAATCAACCTTAATCTTTCTGTCAAAGTTTGGCAGATTATCTTTCGGTGTGATGTGAACTTCATCTCCAGCCTCAATCATATGCACTTTTTCATAAAGAGATTTACCCTTCAAAGAAACCGTCTGGGTTTTTGCTTCTTTCTTACCTTTTTCGTTCGCACCCTTTTTCTTAATATCGGAACTCTTCACTATTCCTTTGACTTCTGAACCGTGAGAAGTTCTAGAAACCTCATAATAATCTTCTCCTTCTTCCGAAAAGACAGGTTTTTCACTATCTTTAAGTTTTTTGACAATCTTTGCCTCATAACTTCCGAAGATTCCTGCCGAAACTTCAACTTTTTCTCCAGCACTAAAACCTTTGCCAGACCCACCTACTTCCCCAGGTCGTCCTGAATGTCCGAAATTCCCAGACCCCTTACCACCATTAGTGACGAAACTATTCTTCTTGCCATATTTTTCCAGATAATCATCCACTACTTTATACTTAGCCCTAACCTGTTTTTCTAAATCCTCTATTTCATCTTTCAAAGCCTGCGTCTTTTCATCATACTCTCGGCGTATAGAATCAATAAGTTTCTGGTTAGCTAAATCTACAGGAGTAGCCCCATCTTCAACTAACTCGTCCATTCTCATATCTTCATAGTCATAATAATCAAACAGACCCCGCTTCTTTAACTCAAATCTTTTATCTCTTAATTGACTTTCAAGCGCGGCAGATTCAAAAGATGCTTGTAACGCTTTTGACCTCTCTTTTTCCTCTGAGCTGGTAGAAGTCTCTCCTTTACTATGAAGCGAACTTGCCTTAACCCCTCTACCACTACCACCTACTTCTCCCGGACGGCCAGCGTGACCGAAATTGCCAGAACCTTTCCCGCCATTTTCAAACACTCTCCCGTTAAGACCATTCCGTCGGTCAAAGTCATAAGTGCCCAAAAACTCATCCAGTTTATCATTTGAACTAGAGCCATCTAGCAACCCATAAGGTTCAACCTCTTTTACGAGCCTTTTGAACCCTTCCACTAAGTCTTGCTGTGTATATACTCTACTCTGCTCACCCAATTTATCACCCCGAACCCCCAGTCTATCTGCTAATTTCCAATAGTCATCAGCATTATAGCCTTCAGCAAAAGAGCCATCATCAGCAATCCACTCAGCGTGTTCGCTCAGTGACGCATATACATCAGACGCATCACCTTGGCATTTTTCACTCGCTTTCTTATAGACATATTCTTCTCTAGTTTTTGCTGGACCTTGCAGTCTGTCAGCGCCACCCTCTGAGGCACCTGCACCATCTCCACTACCACCTACTTCTCCAGGTCGCCCGCTATGACCGAAGTTACCAGAACCTTTACCCCCATTGATGAGCAACTCTAACCTGTCCACCTTTTTTTTAAGTTTATTGTAGATTTCTTTTTTCATTCTAGTAATTGTCCTCTCTATAATCGAATGGGTTGCGATTTAACTTGGCGGTCTTGGGTGCAACAAGTTTTGCCCAAACTCTATAAGCATCCCCTACTGTTGGATTTTTAGCACCTTCTTTAGTTGAGTGCATATATTGAAGCCTAGTATTATTATCTGGTCGCCAAGAATAATCCTCATTCCCCTTGAATATTGAAGAATGCTTGGAATCCCTACGCTCTGTATCTACTACCTGTTTCACCTTTTTACCCCAGAAATCTCTAACTCCAGCATTAGTCAGATTTGCATATTTATTGTTTTTCCAGTGTCTAACACCACGATGGTCAGTATAATCTACATAATCAAGTTTCTTGCTTACTTTCATATATATTTTTCCATCATCCGCTTTGAATGGTTCGCACATTCTCCAGTAGGATTCCATAGCAGGAGAATTTTCCCAAATCCCATCTGATAACTGACCCATTACAGACGAGATGACAGAATTGTCTGTGTCCCCTTCTAGCGGGGTTGCTAACGTCTGTCCACTTTCTTTCAATTCTCTTCGCCACGGTGCAAAAGGTTTGCCATCTACCGTTGGTTGTATTTTTCCCGAACGGAGTTTAGCATCAGCAGTATCCATCGCACTGTTAACAGCCTCACGCCCCATCTCAAGCGTTTCGTCATCTAACTTTCTGGTTGGATTCATAACTTCTGAATAAGCCTCTTCCTCTCGTTTAAGCCTTTCAGCCTCTTTCGCCTCTTTTTCAACCGAACCTACTCTTTGTCTAGACTCGTGAAAACTAGTGGCACTTACTCCTCTTCCGCCACTACCCCCTACTAAACCTGGACGGCCTTCGTGACCGAAGTTTCCACTCCCCTTTCCTCCATTTTCATACGCAGATAAGCCTTCCATAGAATTGATTTTCTTATCTACTCCATATCTTTGTGGTAAACTCATTTTATTTTATTCCTCAAAAGTTTTTTAATCGTTAATCTTATTATAGCATAAAAGAAGGCAACCCAATGCTTGGACTACCTCCTGTATATATTATACTATTTTTCCCCAGTTTTTTCAACCCTTTTTGAAGATTAGCCTATCAACCCAGAAGAAGATTAGCCCACCAATAAGATTAGCCACAATAGTAGCCCACACCTCACCCAAGCCTGCCAACCAGATTAGACATACAGCAAGGATAGGGGTGCTTAATTGCCATCTCAATAAGTATAGTATGTATTTTTTTATCATTAGAACTGTGACATCACACTATTTTCCAGTTTCAACACCTCGATAGCGGTCTTCTCCTCTGGTGTGTATTGTCCACCTAAAGCGTGTTTGACTCTAGCCTTCTCCTCGGCCTTTTTTGCATCATTCCATCGCTCTAGACTTCCCACTAGATAACCCGTGATTCTCCTTAATCTTTCAAAATCTTGATTTTCTTTAGCGTGGTCATTGTAGTAAGCCCTAGCACTTTTTTCATCAGGAAGTAGTTTAACTCCAATTTCCACTAGACAAGAATAATGCAACGGGTCATAGTGCCAATTTTCAAGTTCTTTGGTTATCTGGTCTTTGCTCACCTCGCCATATCTATTCAAAGATTTATAGAACTTATCTAAATCAAAATCTGCAGTATGCTTCTCGTTATCGTAAATTATTCTCATCTATTTCCCTTTCGTTATTTTTAATGTGTATTTTCTATTTTAGCACTCAACGAATGGGTTAATCGAGAGACCATAATACGCACGAATTGTCCAATTTCACCCCTGTTAGAAAGTGCTGGATTAACATACAGCAAGACAGGTATTTTTTATCAAAAAGAAAGTGGTATTTCTACCACTCTCCTTTCTCACATAGTCGTAGGGGTTGAGAACATCCTACCAACTTGTAACCGGCAGTAGATTTACATCTACTACCCTTTCATTATAATACACATTCCAGAAAAAATCAAGTAAAAAATGACCTCCCCGTCTAAACCCAGAGGTTTGTCATTGACAGGGAGGAACCTTTGTCGTATTATACTATATTTTCTTTTCAAACTCAAAATATAGTGGCTCAGACCCCTCTTTAGGGTATAACTTAAACTCCATATCATTGAAGCAGTAAAGTAGGCTGTAATCGGCATATTTTAGCCTCACAGAGCCTTTTTTGTAAAGGAAGGTATCATAATTGTCATTCGTCTTTAGTTTTGGTGGATTGTCCTTCATTTTAATCAGCATAGATTTCTCTGCTGGCATCACTTCCACTCTACGCTGGTTGCCGAAAATATCCGTCATCAGATACAAGCCCTTTCTTGGCTTTATATCTTCTGCAGTATCATTTGCTGTTATCATCCTTTTTTCTCGTATATTCTGTAAGTTTATATCTCAACCCGTCTTCCTCCCATTCGTCAAGAACTCTCTGGTTGAAGTCATTTTTGTCAAACTTCGGGAAGAAGGTGTCTGCTTCTCTAGTTACATCCACTTCGGTTAGATATAATGTATCACAGAACGGTAGAAGTTGCTCGTAAACAGAACCTCCTCCGATAACATATACATCTGTTTCTTTCATCAGAATAGCCTTGATATCGAAAAATTCTTGTTCCTCGTTTAATTTAGACAAGAACTCTTCCACGCTTCGATAACCCCAGACGCATTCTGATATATTTTCATCCATTGGCTTTTTTGAGATAACTACATTATTCCTGTGGGCAAGTGGTTTACCTAAACTTTCGTAAGTCTTCCTCCCCATCACCACCGTCCGTCCCATTGTCATTCGCTTAAAATAAACCATATCTTTTTTAGAGTGGAATAATAACTTTCCGTCTTTCCCTATCCCACCGTCTTTTGCCACGCAAGCAATTAGTTTTAGTTTACTCATAAATCTCCTTCCATTTAGGGTTACATATTGTGTAGATTTTTTGTAATTCGTTTTCGGTATCCTCTTCGTAACTATTTTCATAGTCACTAGTTTCTATATCCCAATCTAGATGATACCCTACGCTAGAACCATCCTCAAAGTGAAGATGAACTTGTGTGATGTCTTTATGAATTCTATCTTGCCAAGCCTCATTCTCCCACCCCCCAGACGCTTTAGCATCCTTGTTGATGTAAATCTTCGCATACTTGGCATTGTCAAAAACAAAATCACCACTCCAAAAACTCGCACCCAAACCTCCGACCAGAACAGTAACATCACAAGCGTCAAAAGTAAATACCTCGCAATTTTCCAACACGATTTCTACTTTTGTCAAATCTACATCAACTTTCTTCTTCATATCCTGCCTTTTCTTCTTCTATCATCTCAAGCATATTAGAATAGAACAATAAGCCGTAATTAATGTAGTCTCCGACTTTTTCTAAAAGCAATTCCTTCGTTGGCAATATACCCTTATCCACATCATTAGCCATCTTTGCCATTGACGCTATATGCTTCATATCATACATCAGACACACCTTGACTGGATTAGTTTCTAGCAAAGATGTCGGTTGCTTAAAATTAGCCAGCACATCTTCGTCGCTGGCATATTCTTTACTCTTGTCGAATAATAGTTTCCAGCAATAATTCATAACATTTTTGGAATATTCCTTAAAATCTACTGCTTTCATTATTTCTCCTTTCTACTATTTTAATATCTTCTCTCTAGAAAATCAAGCGATTGCGATTAGTTCTTGGACTCAATTCTGGATGCTCGGCCATCCTTCTAGCAAAGTTAGCGATAGCAAAACTATCTGCACGGTCAGGTGAATGCCCGATTGTTAGTTTAATCTTTTCCTTTTTCACTACGCTTGGCTCTTGGTTGTTCATCTCGTAGGAATGAGCAGACAATTCTCTTCTTAAGCCGTCCAAGTCATTTATTTCGTGATATATCTTTATGTCTCCTGCGTCCATATCAAGCATCAGATTGTAATAATTTTCACTCCTAGACTTATGAGTTGCAGTGTATTCTGTAATATGCCAACCTCTTTCCCGTAAGAAGTCACGAACACTAGCACCCACACCGTTAATTTCTACTGCTATACGACTTGCTAGACGCTGGTCAATCCCATTTCTCTGGGCAAACTCTACTAGTTCATCTGTTATCAATCTACCCATTGGAAGTTTAGATTCTTTTTCCCAGTTCATCTGAACGCTAGAAGCCTTCTGGTTTACGAGTATGCCATTTTTTATCAAACTGAATATAGTCTTATCTTTACCCGAATCGGAAAGGTCAACCCCGATAAAACACTCATTTTCATCGCTTTCTGGTAACTCCCAGATGGTAGCCTTATCTAGCAAACCACTTCTAAACAGCGAACTTTCATCATCAGCATAATGCCAATCCCCGTCAAGAATTCTTCTTCTTTCCCTATCTGGAAGAGTCTTAAGATTGTCAATGTATGCTTGTGGCAAGAAAGGGTTATCGTAAGCACCCATTCTTAAGAACCCCCGATATGACGGCAATCGTTTTTCCTTCTCTGTTCCCTCGTAAACAGTCGTATGACCGATTTGCCATTTCTGAAAACCACCCCCACCCTGTCTTTCGTATGGCTCATAGTATTCAGAGAACAAAAAGTTGGTGCTAGGGTTAGCCGATATTATCAACTTCCCCGGCACTCCATAATTAGCCAGGATACCACGACCAATACGAGTTTTGATAGCATTTTTTGCTTGTAAGGTTATCTCACCTGCCTCATCTACGATTGCTATATCGTATTCAGTAGAGCCAATCCTAGAAAAATCTGGGTCGGACGGGACTGTATCCAATTCGCCAAAAATTATCTTTGAACCATTCTTATAATCTAGCGTCATATCTTGGAAGTGGATAGCATAATCATTGCCACTTATTCCGAGAAATGGGAACACCTTTGTAAGTAGAGTATTGACAGTAGATTGCTTAAGACTTTTTAGGGTTTTTCTTCCCATAAAGATTCTAACCCCTGGATACTTTCTAGCCAAAAGAGTTGCTCCCATCCCTAGACTGAAACTCTTGGCACCTCCACCTGCTCCTCCAATCAGAAGTTCGTTAATGGTAGGGTCTTCCAGCAGTTGTAGAAATTGTCTTTGCTTCTTACTTATATCCACTAGGATTCCTCTGGTTGCTCTCTGTCCTCTACCACATTGAAAGTGAAGTTCACTTTATCAAAGAAGCCTTCTTCTGTGTTCAGCGTTACTCTACTTTCATCTCCATATCCAATCTTTGAAATTCTATCTATTATTCGTAGTGTTTGTTCGTCAACTGGTTTCCCCTCCACGACACTTTTTGCAATCTGTTGAGTGGCAGTAGTAATCAGCCCAGCCGCTATCACGCTGGCAGGATATTTATCAACTACTCCTTCCCACTGTTGAGGTAGAGCACTGATAATAGTATTTAAGAACTGTTCATCGCCCATCAATCTTTTGAAATGGGTTGACCAATTTGGAGTACCCTTCTTTCTTCCTCCTAGATGTTTGTCACCAGTTTCACCTGGCTTGTTTGGTCGTAGATTTATCAAACCTTTTTCTTTAGCAGTTAATTCTTTAGGGTCTTTCTTTTTTAATTCCTCAATATCTTGAGCAGTATATTTCTTCTCTTGCATTATTCCTCCTATGAGGAATTATAGCAAAACTATTCTATTTCAACCCCTTGATACGCTTTCTTTCTTCTGATAGATACTTTTTAGCGCTACTGACACTCACACTATTTACCATATTCATCAGCAGTTTTTCGTTAGGTTTAACATACATTTCAAAAGTATCCATCTTAATTCCGACATCTATAACTTTATCATTCTCATCTAAACCACCCCACGGACAGACAATGAATTCATATTCACACCTACTCCAGACATCTCCGAAACAGAACATTAGCGGGTCACTCCAGATTTCCTTCTTTTCTTTATCATTCATCGTCACCCATCTAGCAACACTCCACTTCACTCTTCCAAAATCAAACAGGTTGTAGGTTTTCAATTCCTTCGAGTCATCTTTAGAACTGTAGGATAGTGGATATAACTTTACCCCAAAATAGAGGTCATCAAGTTTAACTTTCTTGTTTTCCATATTCTCTCTTAATCCTTTCTTCTCTCACTTTTCTTAATTCTTCGTCAATATACTTTCCGAAGCCACTTTTCTTGCCACCTTTTAGAAGATACTCTCCGTATATCTGAACAGTGCATTCTAGCAGGTCTTCTCTATTTAACGAAATAGTAATTGAGCCATCTTCTTGTTCTTCAAGCACTCGGCCATCCCACTCTAGTCTTATTCTACCTTTTGTCATTCGCCTCCTTATATGTGGCAATCTACAATTGTTATTTCTGTTTCTGGGTCTAGACTTTTGATGAACTCTTCAAACTTCTTATCCCATTCTTCAGCAGAGAATTTGTCATTGCTTATTCCCCACCAACCCATTTCGCCTCTCTCAACCCACTCCCCGTCGTGTAGAAACGCATAAGGTGCTACTGAAAGTTCCTTGTTAATATATTCTTCTCTCGTAGGAATATGGTCGAAATCCCAGAATAGTGGCTTATACTCTGGCTTTTCTTCCTTCTTTTTCATTTCTTGGTCATAATATCTAGCACGACTTTCCTTTTCTGCTTCTCGCATCCTATCAAAATCTAAATCTTTTACTGTGCAGATGTTACAATGAATACCATTTTTATCCACCAACCAGCCATCCCACCTGCCACCAATTGACCACCAGTCCCATTGGGCATTCGGGTTGTTTAACCAATATAGCCCATCTTTGTCAAGCCCTCCTCCTTCGTGCCTCTTGATAGCCTTCAATTTACCTCTGACGGTCTTAAGATTCTTAATTCTCTCTAAATCTTTCAGACAATTTTGACACCACCTTTTGTTGTCTACTGAAACATCTGGATTGTTTAGATGTTCATTGAAACTTTTGATTTCGCTATCTAACCACTCCTCTATTTCCTTTTCGTCATTCTTTAGATAATACTCCTTTTCCATAAAGGAATCATTTTCATTCCCTTGCTCGTAAAAAGGTTCTAGTTGTGACTCAACTGAATCTTCATCTGTTCTAGTCACCATAACTACGAAATGACTCATACTTGCCTTCCTTTCTTAATTTGTTAATACTTATATTATAACACCTTTCATCTATTTTCACAAGTCTTTGATGAACATTCCATCAGAGGTAATTCCTTTCCGATTTGCTATTTCGTTATAGGCTTCCTCTAGACATTCTTTTGGGTCATTTCCTGTTATGTCGGCTAGGATTATCACTGTCACTAGAACATCTCCGATTGCATCTCGGAACTCTTCGCTATCTAGTCTATCTCTGCATACCTCGTGGGCTAACTCACCTACTTCCTCTGTCACCTTGTTTAATTGTCGGGAAGGATTGTCAATGCCTTTTTCCCTTCCCCAGATTTTAACCTTTTCTACCAATTCGTCCATTCTTATTCCTTTTTAGCCTTCATTTTAGCATAAGTTTTAGAATTGTGTAGGTCACCAACATTATCGCAGACTTTCAAAAATCTTTTGATGGCTTCTTTATCTCCTACCCCGAATATCTTATTTTCATAGTGCTGGGTTACATCACTACCGCTTTCCCCGTATTTTGCTGTTATTCCTTTTTTCCGAAGTTGTTCCTTCTTCACCACGCATTGATAGTAACTGCTAAATTGTTGTCTTCTGACTTTCCCCTCTTCTTCATAAACTAAATGAAATGGCACCTTTACCTCCTTGTTTGTTTAATAGCCTAAATCACCCCTTGCCCACTGCTCTGCTTCTTTTCTGGCTTGTTGAACTTTTTCATTTGGCTTAATCAACCCCTCTTCCACTAGTTTGGCTCTAGTCCTTCTGATAGTTTCAGCACTGGACACAGCCTTCAAGTGTTTGTAGAGTTCTTTATCTTTCCACCCTTCACCCCACCAGATAGCAGCGATTAGCAATTTGTCATCGTTGGCAAACCTAGCATCTTTTTTAACTAGTGCTAATATCTTATCTCGCATCTTATTTGTATTGACTTTCATACTTTCTACCTTTCTTTACCTCATAATCCATTTGATTTATCAAACTATCTAGTTGTTCTTTGACTTCATCATAAGTCCCGTCAAAGTGCCAATTATCGTATTCTAAACTACATTGCAACTCGTCTGGAGAATCTCCGTTACAAGTAAGTTTAATTTCCTTTGTCATTCTCATCTTTCTTTTCCTTCTTATCTTCTACTTCTCTCACGACATCTTCTACAAAAATCTTGCTAATATCTGTTTTTCGGACAAAGTTTGGGCCCATCGGGATAAACTCTTCTACCCTAGTGTCGCTCAAATCTTTTGGGGTCACATAGAACCAACCATCTTCAAACACGAGTGGTTCTATTTGTGAATAAAGATAAACTGTTACCTTTTTGAATTTTTTTGTTGCCATTTTTTTACCCTTTCTCTGTAAGTATCTATTAGTTTGTTAATTTGATTTTGCCACTTTCTACCTTCGGAAGCCCAGTGGTCATCAGACATTATCATTCCCCTCAATCCCACCAAACCATCAACCACCAACGGTCTGACTCTTTACATTTTTTCCACTGTAATTCGTCACCTACCTCCTTTCCTATTAGAAACTCTGCTAACTCCTTATTTAACTCTGGAGTTTTTGTCCTGATATATACCCTATCATCAGCACCAAAGATGCTTTCTATCCCATCTATGTGCTTCTCAAGCCACATTGCCAATGCCTCCCCTCCTGCCATACTTGGAATACCGATTTTTAGCCATTTACAAGCAACCACCACCTGCAATTCACTCTCTGTCATAGTGCTTTGGCTCTGGCTTATTTCTTTTATATCTTTTATCATTCTACCTCCGGGTTGTTAATTTATAACCCAATTATAATTTCGATGCAGGTAGAAATCAACTATAATCTTGATGTTCCAAAGAGAATACCTTTACAGTTTTCCACACCCTTTTCCACAGCAACCACATTCTTGGGGTCGTCATCAATAACTAAAACTCCAAGTTTGAAGTCTCCCGTATTGAACTGGTTTAGTGCTTCTACTTTAACCACTTCTGATGGTCTGTAGTCGTGGTCTTTACGCATAACAATATCTATTTTTTCAATGCCTTTATGGTAACTGTATGTTTTTAGCCACTCCCTAGTTTGTTTCTCTGTCCGATATGGCCTCCCCGTTAAGAGAACTACCCTGCAGAATGGGTCATTCAAAAGTATCTCAAGCAAACCTAAACCTTCTTCAATAGGTTTGTCATTCATCATTTCTTCTTCGGAATAGAACTTGTCGTAATTCTTCTCGCTTAAGTAATGCAGTCTGTGGTTACAATCGGCTAAAACCCCATCTATATCACAAAATACGAGCATTCTTTCTCCTAGATGCCATAAGCCACCTTTACAGCAATGATTGTCATTATCGCCACGATAATTAGAAAAATCCAGAATGCTGGCTCTAAACCTTTAATCTTTTTGTTCATATAACTCCTCGTTTTTCAAAAAATCTTCTGTCCATTTACCTTTCTGTCTATTGTAGATATAATAAAGTGCCCCACAGCCGTTATCACAATATCCGTAGTACTGGACTTCCGTTTCGCCTAATACCTCGTATGCGTCCTTTATGAGTTGCTCTGGGGTAACTTTTAGCAATTTTTTGAACCCATCCTTACTCTGGAACTCGTCAATATCTTTTCCACAGACAGGACACTTAGCAGGTTTTCTTTGCACCCAATCAAACATTCCCATCTTTACCCTCCTTCACTATTTCTTTCAAACGATTTTCAATATCTGGTATATATCTTAACCCCGCACCATTTACTTCTTTCAATAATTTCGAGGCATACTTGCTGGCTTTTTTACAGCCTTTCCAATCTTCCCAAAGCCAATCCCATAAACTATCTGCTTCACCGAAACAGCAAGGCCCACATAATTCTGTGTCTTCTACCGTAGGCATTTGCCCACAGTTTATGCAAGGGCTAAACCAATACCCATTCTTCTTCTCTTTATTCATTCTTCGCCTCCTTTATGTTTAACTCCATTTGAATCAATATATTCCGTAAGCAAATTATTCTCGTAACCCATCGTAATTTCTCCATTGTCAAACTGGACATAATACTCCATCGGTTCCTTGCCAAAATTCCACGGTTTTGTGCAATCTCTATGAACACCTACTAATGTCACTGTTTCTATTTTTCTGTTAGCACGGTCAAACCATCCATACTTCCTGCCAATTTTATACTTCATTCTTTACCTCCGAAACAAATGTCCAGGTCATCTTTACAGGCATCATCGGCTTCGGCTGTTATTACGAAATAGTATTTATCTGCACCCAAGTCAGCAGTTCTCCAACCCTTAAATCTGAACCCTTTTTCTTTCAGTCGTTCCCAAGCCTTTATTTTTTTTATTGCTTTTTCATCTTCTGCTTCCGAAGTAATTTCCCAAGCACAAGTTTCGTATGCTTTTCTATTTAATTCTTCGATTTCTTCTTTGCTTAAAACTTTTTCAAACATATATTCGCCACTATCTTATCGTCTGCCGAATAAAGCAAACTCTTAACATCCGCTACATCGTCTCCAAAATACACCTTTAGAGATTCTGAATCAGCCAATACCTTGTCAAAATAATCTTCACTTTCGTCTTCTGGATATCTTTTAGCCACTATGCAGGGGACTTTCCTATTTTTCATATCATCTTTTGTCCAAGAATGTCTTTCCCATTCTGGCTCTTTCGGCTCTCTCACCGAATAATCGTATGGGAACATCACTTCCATAGTGCCTAGAATATACTCTGACGAAACTCTTTCTGCGTTACAGTCATAAGGTGCATCATTCCAATCATCTCCAGTAAAATCTTTGGATATGCCCAAGTAGAACTTGACGACATTTCCTTTCTTTTCAAAATCTATGATTTTCATTAGACTCCTTTCTTACATTATACAGCAAAAATTCATCTTATCAATACTGACCTTTTCTGGCTTCATCTATTTCTCGTTGGGATTCAATCAAATCTAAACTTTCTGCTTCATATTCTGCTAGTTCGTCATATAACTCATCTTCTGTTAACCCAGTTTCTTCCACAAGTTCTTCCATATCTCCTGTATAGACAAGGTGACTTTCTTGATGCCCATATTCATTCTCTTCTACTTCCCACCTAGTATTCTCTGGTGTAAATATCTCATCTGGTTCTGTAATATCTACTCCACGCATAGCATTTTGTCCTAAAGATAGATTCTTATTGTATTTCATATCTATTCCTTTCCTATTGTTAAATTGTTATCTTTAGCAAATTTCTTTGCTTCTCGTCCATCCACCTGCATTACTATCAACCCTTCACGATAAAGATACTGGTTTTTCCAGTTTGTAGTCATATCTCGTCTGACTATCAACTTTCCTTTTCCAGACAATATCCCTTCCGAAATTGTATAGTCTTTATCTCCGTAGAAATCTCTGGCATTTTGATTTAATCTAAAACTCATCTGTCCTCCCTACCATTGTGCATATCGGCACATATTTTTTTCATAGGCATCTTTTAGCAACTCTCCGACCTTCTTTTCAGTTTCTTCATCCATTTCTACATTCTCCCACACCCAATCCCCGAAAAGTGTCCAATCTGGTCTCCGATATTCTTGACCTAAAATCTTGAAAACCTTTTTGCCTAGATACTCTTGATATCTCGCCATCGGGTCACAATCTATATGAATTTCTACTTTAATCTTTTTCATTTCAACTCCTTTCTACCAATAGATTATCTTGTTTGGTAATGTTTTTGGTCTGACTCCATATTTCTTAGCAATTTCAGTCGCTTTGTCATTATAAATCTTTAGTGGCTCTTCTGCCAACCTATATGCTTCATCGGCTTCAATCTGTTTGGTCTTATACATATACCTGATTTCAGCCAACCTTTCCCTTGCTTGTCTAGCATCCATTATGCTATCCTCCAGTCTTCGTTACAATGTTGCCATTCAAATAAGTCCATCTCCGACATTTCTGTCTCTGGGTCGATGATGTTCTTCTCCATCCTTCTGGCTTCTTCTTTGCTTAAGATTATCATATCTCCTCCTTAATCCTTTACCCATTCAATCTTATTCCATCCGATACTGTCACAGATGTAAAGATTGTCATTTAATTCCACAATGTCACCAACGGACAAACTGTGTCCACGATAACTTTCTGGATATTCCCCACAGTTGAATCTTTCAAACAAGCCTTCCAAAATATCTTTGTCTGCTTGATTTAAGTAGATTCCGTCATCTTCTATTTCGTCAAAGACTATCTCGTAATCTCTGATTTTGTAAAAGTGCTTATTTTCGTCAACCCTAAACATATATTCTGGCTTGACTGGTTGGTAAATTGTAATTCTCATACTTTTCCTTTCTTTTCCTTAATTTACCCTTTCCCCCTATACCTATATTATAACAAAAAAATAGCAAAAAATCAATACTTTTTTGACTTTTTCTTGAGGAGTTTTCCACAGGTTTAACAGAGGCGAAACTGCCCATTTTTATCCATTTCATACGGCATTTCCACGGATTTTGCCCATTTCCTCGTTTTTTCCACTTCTTCGGCTGTAGCAAGCCGTATTTGATTAGAATAGGTCAAAAAATCGCCCTTGTTGCTAAAATACCTAGCACGGACGAAACCTTGATTCCATTCTTGGACAGACCCCTGCAATTTTTCCCATTTATTGCTGGTTGTGGTAACGCAAACTCTGCCGTATCTATCAACTATGTAGGTGCCTTCATCTACTAGAAGATTCTTGTGAAACCCACCATCTCTGAAGACTGGATAACCCTCTGGACAGCGGTTGTCTTCTCTCATTAGAGCAAATCCATCAAGTCAACCCCGCAGACTTCTTTCAAATCCTTGAATATCAACTTTCTTTGCTTGGACGGGAAAAGTCTAGCCACGACAGTAAACAGTGCCAAAATAGTAATAGTGGCTTTTCTCTGTTTTTCTGGTGGCATATTCTTAATCTCGTCATCTATGAGATTGCTGATGCTAGCAATTCCTTCTACGATGTCGATGATTTGTGCCACTGTGACAATGACTTCTTCATCTTCTTTGAGATTATATTTCGTTCTCATATTTACATTATAACTGAAAACGCCTCTAAAATCAAGTATAAGCCTCTTTATTGTCAAGAACGATACTGGATACTACTTTTGTTCTAGAACGGCTCCTAGACGGCTTAAAACGCCTCGTAGGACCTATTCTAACTTTCCCATTCCATCGCCACAAGCAAAAGCAACTCCAAAGCCCTGCCTTCATTCACATTCTCGGACATTATGACTTTATCAATAGCATCTCGCACTATATCGAAATCTTCTGGTTGGAGTTTAATCTTGTAGGTTTTAAGTTTTTCTTTTATCTCGTCTTCTGGTTTTTCTGGCTCTGGCACTGGTTCTTCGTCTTCATAAGCCGTGTCCATATCAAACGCTTCTAAATCACGAAACTTCTGCATCTCTTTTTCATTGTAGGGCAACTCCATACCTAGACTTTCCAATTCCACAGCGATTGGTGCTAGCATATCAGTTACGAACGGAACTTGAATCTGAAGATAAAGAACTAGTTGTTTTGCCTCTGCCTCACTGATTTCACCTAAATCATAGACATAGATTTCTGTGTAACCTAACTCTCTGCAAGCCCTTGCCCTCTGATTACCATCGACAACCTCATAGCCCTCATCTGTTTTACGCACAAAAATTGGAGTGACCAATCCATTGACGACTATCGACTTCTTGACCTTCTCATAGTCTTTTTCATTCTCCTTCGGATTCCAGTCGTTAAACAGCATTTCAGATATTTTAATCTTCTTCAGATTTTTTGGGTCAAAATCACTACTCATACCTCTTCACTCCTAGTTTTACCATTTCCACCAAAGCCTTGTCTTCCTCCACTTCATTGTTGTAAGTATAGACATTCAGACATTCTTTAATCTTATCGAACTGTTCTGGAGTGCATTTAACACTCAAACTGATTTTGCCATCACCCTCAAAATCGAAGTGAAGCATATTTATGTAATCTTGAACTTCATCTTCCGTGTATGGCATTGTCATTTGCAAATCGTTTAATTCTGCCACAAGTGGTGCAAGTTGCAACTCATCAAACTTGACTTGAGTTTCCATCCAGATAGTGATAGACTTCGCTTCACTTTCTGAAATCTTACCCAAGTTGTAAATGTAGATTTTGTCAAAGCCTAGTTGTTTAGCGGCATTCCATCTCTGACAACCGTCACAGATTTCATAGCCGTCTTCTCCTTCTACTTCTCGCACGATAATAGGGGACTTGAAGCCATTGACTTGGATACTTTCTACAATCTTTTGATATTCTGGTGTATTTTCAAGTTTAGGGTTCCAGCCGTTAGGCCGAACCTCATCTATACCCACAATCTGTATGTTATCTGGGTTAAAATCTCTCATTTCTTTTCCTTCCATTCTTCATAGGTCATAACCTTTCTTTCTGCCATCAGTTTATCATAGTCGAGGTTTCCCCAGACGATACCCCGTCTATCCCATAGCCTTGTCATTTCATTTTGCACTCCAATCCAATGTTTTGCTTCTGGAACAAGATTTTCCCTCCACGACCTGTTGTTAAGCCGAACTCTGGTCATCTCGTGGGAATAGACTTTACTCTGGGCATATCGGTTTATGCAAATCCAACTCGTTGAATCTACCGAGAAGAACGGGTATTTGCGAAGGAAGGTCACCCCCGTCATCCCTAGCCCGTGGACTTTTGTCTTATCTCTAGTTCTCTTGAATACATAATTTAGAAACTTCGGAAGGTTGGCTTTGCTATTTTCTCTGCCTGCCATACCTCCTAGGGCTATGTATGGGAAGCACTCGATATAATAATCAAGCAAATCTCTGGTTTTAGGGTCAATCCATTCATTGCCGTGATAGACTGGCATAATGTAAGTGTTGGTATTTCTGACTAGGTAGTCTTGGTTTTTCAAACTCGTCTTTAAGTCTAGAACATCCAAGTTGAAAGCATACTTGATTTTATACATATTCAAGTAGTTAGCATACTCTTGGACACTTATTTCAACTCCGTGTTGCCTTGCCGAAAACCCACCTGAATCTAGTAAATAATTGTCAAACGCCTCTGTCTTCGGTGGTTTGTCTGGTCTTAAAGCCCAAAACGATTGAAGCACATTCTTGGCTCCTGCCTGCTTTAGAATTATTCTAAAGTCTTCTCCTTCTGCTCCTGCAAAGAAAATTAGCATCTAGTATCCTTTTTCATCCAAACCCAGCACTCGGAAGGTTTCTTCAATTCTATCCTTCTGGTAGTGGGTGTAATCATTATTTTTCACTGCTTCTCTGTAAGCCTCCACTAGACGCTTTGCCTCTTCTGATTGGGTAGGGTCAGTAGCAAACTCTTCGTCTAGACCACAAGCCTTCATAGCGATATATCTCTTAAAGCATAGCGAACATTTACCACATCTTTGATGGTCTGGGTTATAGCAAGAAGTCGTATCGTGCAGGTGAGGAAGTTTGAAGTTCTTTGCCCAGTTAATGATGTCAGTTTTTGTCAAGTTCTTGAACGGGGTTTCCACTACTGTAGGGTTTCCTGTTGCTTGACTTAAAATGAAAGACGCACCCTTAAAGAAGTTTGTATTCTTGTCTAGCATAAAGTAATGGTCTTCGTATTTCATTCCCATTATCCACACCCGTTCAGCAAATCCAGATGCTATAGACGCAAAAATCATATTCCTTGCCGGGATAATATAATTTTCCTCGTCTGGCATATTGCCAAACTCTGGTCGCAAAATATCCACCGTGATAGTTTCATAAGGAATTTCTAACTTTTTCAAACATTCCTGTTCTTTCTTTCTGTAAGGATGCCCGATATCAAAGTTTAGACAGATAATATCTTCAGGGTCATATCCTTTTTCATAGATGGCATACCAGTAAGCGATGTAAGAATCCATCCCTCCAGAGATACAGACAGCCAACTTCTTCCTATTGAGTTGTGGCCCTCTTGCTGGAATGTAAGGAAGGGCTTTATCATCAATATAGAGGTCAGCCGTTGGTTTGCCCATTAGCAACTCGTGATACTTTACTCCATTCTTTTTAAGCCATTCTTTTGTCACTTCTCGGTCTTTTGCTAGCCTAGCAGTGTGAATCACGATTTCATCGCCAGCATCGTAAGAATTGTTTATTTCAGCAATCACTTCCTTAAAAGCAATTGCATTTGCAAAGTTTTCTGGACTTCCATTTTCACAGATAGTCCCATCTAAATCATAGACTTTCTTCATTTAAGTATTCCTCCAACCTTTCTACGCATTTTTGAGGTATTATATTGATTGTATTGACGGTTTGTTTTGGTTTTGTTTCCACTAAACATTCCAAAGAATCTCGGTCAAACGCACGGAACTGTGGATTGACATACGCAGGATACCTGATAATTCCGGTTTGAATGTCTGGAATAAGTAAATAGCACCCAGCATAGTAGGCTTCCCACATACTCACAGAACAGACATCATCGAAACTTGTCAAAAGATAGAACTCACTCTCGTTGGCAATCTGTAGCCATTCTTCCTTCTTACAGCGTCTGAACTCAAGATTGTCAAACTTCTCTGGTTTGTAAAGTTGGACTCTTTCTGCTTGGACATCTTTATCTGGGTAACAGAAGATTACTTTATACCCTTCTCGTCGTAAATTCTCTGTCAGCCAGATATTTATATTCACATTCTTGTAAGCATCCAGCCTTCCAGCAATGCAGATTTGTTTCTTTTTTTCTACTTGAGGAAGTTTTATTTCTGGAATCGGGAACCCTACTCGCCAAAAATCTACCTTCGGATAAGCGTGTTTCATTGTGGAAGAGATTACGCTATCAAAAACCAAAGCAATGTCTAAAATCTCGTTGTATTCAATTTCTTCCTGTTTCTTATCCACGGCACCAATATACGGGTTGACTGCTGTTCCATTGACCTGAGCCATCTTACGAGCCTTGCAAGCCCTAGTTTCTGGAGTATCAATATCCAAAAAGTGTTGTATCCAAAGAATATCTTTATCGGTCAACTCACTCAATTGACTTCTATCTGTAAGAACTTTATATGGCACGGTCAAGTATTTCTGGTAAAGATTTTCATAGTCTATTTGCCACGGTGCCTGTTTCTTAAGATTCGTCAGAAAATATAACATCTAGCCCTCCTTCGCATAACATTGTCAATGCCTCCCCTTCTTTTACTTTTTTAGAAGCCTTCACTTCCTCGATAGCGTTATTGACCTTTTCTATCTGGTCTGCCGTCATCTTTATAGTTAAGATTTCCTCATCTTTGTCATTGTCTTCTTTCAACGGTGTTTGACTTTCGTAAGCCTTATCAAAATCAAAACTAGCCAAGTTCCTAAAACCATCTATCTCTAGTTCGTTGTAAGGTAACTCCATCTGCAAGTTGTTTAACTCCATCACGATTGGTGCCAATTCTGCTTCATCGAACGGAACCTGAATTTGATGATAGATAGTGAAACTTTTTGCCAAAGGGTCTGGGACAACACCTTCGTTATAGATGTAAATTTCCTTGAACCCCAATTCTTTGCAACTTCTAAATCTATGAGCTCCGTCTAAGACTTCATATTTTGTATCCCCATCACTATTCTCTCTAACAAAAATTGGTTGAGTTAAACCATTGATTTCGATAGACCTTTTTACTTTTTCATATTCTGGGCTATTTGGGTCTTTTGGATTCCAATTATTTTCCCGAACCTCCGAAATAGGAACCTTCAAAAGTTTTTTAGGGTCAAACTCAAATATTTCTTTAGCTTTTTCCTGCATTTTTCCTCTCCTGATGCCACTTCTTAATTGATTCTGAGATTTTCCTCTTTGTTTCCTCGGACCGAACACACCCTTTTGGATTGCTCTTAGGGTTATGATGCTCTCGGAGTTTTTGTTTTGTTTCTTCTGACCTGGTCTTCCCTAACCAAGTTTTATTACCATCGTGGGTTTCATAATACTTTTTTAGAGAATCTGAACGCTTCTTATTCATCCTCTCGCTTGGAATCCCACTAACCCCGTCTGGTAGAATTTCATTTGCTAATTTTTCTATTCCTATTCTCTCTACCCACCACCTTTCCCTTTCAAAAGAATTTTCACACTCTTCTATTATTTCAAATCGAAATTCCTGACTTTTGTTGTAGGCTTCTTGTAAATATGGATTATAATGCTTTCCTCTTTTTAATTGATTAAAATGTATTTCTTTTCTAACCTTTAGATTGCCAGATGCTCCGACATATTTAGTTTTGCCTACTTTTATAATATAAACACCACTTGCCATAGTTATATTATATTATGATTTCTCCATTCTTCAAAAGTAGGAATTTCTTTCTTCCTCTTTGATATGAATATATCATAATCAAACTTTCCCCACCTCACCCCTCTTTGTTCCCAGAGTTTCGTAACATCTTTTTCAAGTTTAAACCAGAACGGCATCTCATCTATGATGTTATAGGTGAAGTGTCTGCTTTTAGCGTTAGCCTTCATCCACTTCTCGCCGTGTATTCTGCTGTTGGCGAACAATGCTGGACTCATCCAACTCGTGGAATCGACAGAATAGAACGGATATTGCTTAAGCAGTGGCTCACTAGTCATTCCTAGACCGTGAACTTGGGTTTTGTTTTTAGTTCTGCTGAATACATAATTCAAAAATCTCGGTAGATTTTCCTTCGAGTTTTCCCTGCCTGCCATACCACCCAAAGCAATATATGGGTAGTGTTCCATATAGTATTCAAGCAACCCATCCCACTTCGGATTCATCCATTCTGTCCCGTGGTAAACAGGAAGCACATAAGTATCGGTATGGGTTTCAAGATATTTCTGATTCCGAAGACTTTTGTCATTGTCCTTGAAGTCTAGATTGAACGCCACTTTAATCTTGTAGTTATTGAGATACCTAGCATAATCTTCGACATTGATGTCTATACCGTGCTTTCTAGCAGAATACCCACCCGAATCAAGTAGATAATTCTCAAACTTCTTGTTATCTGGAACTCCTTTACCGCAACCTAGTGTGTAAAAAGACTGGAGGGAGTTTTTAACACCTCCCTCGATTGCAGCGTCCCTGTGTTGTCTTGCTTCTGTAGCGGCGAAGAACAGTAACATTTAACCCTCGTATTCCACTGATACTTCCACGCTCATATGTCGGTTGGGTGGACACTTGGCTCTCACACAGACATATTCAGGGTCAACATACGCTTTTTTCACTATCTCTAGAACTTCAGCAGCACCACTTTCAAGTGTGAATGTTTGTCCCATTAGTTTCTGAATATCCCAGTGCAGTTGGATTAACTCTGCCAAGTGCTTTCCAGGCACGACTTCCACATTATAAGTTGTCACTCCGACCTGCTCACCTAGTGGACAATGATGCTGTATTTCCTCGACGAATTTAATCTCGTCAATCCCATAAGTATTGTCAAGCCATTTTGCTTGCTCTTCTTCAGTAAGACTATTTATCTTTCCTGCCATTCTTTTTCCTTTCCATATAGATTTTAGTTAAGTGATAAGCCTGAACAAGTATCAAACAAGCATTCATAAACCCCGTCCAGAACGCACCTATCCCAAAGCCATAGATGACGAAGAATATACTTCCTATCAAGTTAGCCCATCGGATAAACACGATATTCTTGGGTAGGAACGATACAAAGACTAGGAGTGTTGCTATTAGACCTGTTGCTTCAATTAGACTCATTCTATTCCTTTACCCCTGCCAGCCCAGACCAGCAGGATATTGTCATTTCTTCTTTTCTTTTTCCTTTGTTTCACTCAAGTAAGTAAGTGGTGTCGCTACAATCGACAGGACATACTTTACTGCGAATGAACTTATAACACTCGCCCAGATAATGTTTGGGTCAAGCACCCCTAGAAACGCAATATAACTGAATATCGCCGAATCTAGAAAACACGCTGGCAAGTTTGAAATGATAGTCCTCAACCAAACGTGTTTATCGCCAAGTTTATTCCACACCCATTGGTAGACATAGGTATTACCTAAATCAGCCACAAGTTGTGCTATGAACGAAGCGATTATCACTCGCCAACTAGCACCCATCAAAGCGTGCCAAGCCTCTTGTTGGCCCGGAACTGCCGACGGAATAACATCTAGAACGATAAGTAATATCGCTACCACTAGATTTACAATTGCAGTAGTCCAGACCACCTTCTTCACATTGTCAAACCCAATCAATTTGTGGATTAAGTCACGAATGGTGAAACTGAACGGAATCATCAGAATACCGCCTGCTAGCGTTAGACTTCCGATGCTTAGCATTTTGTTTGCGAACATATCAGTCGCAATCGCTATAATTGCATAAGCCACTATAGCAGATGTCGCAACCCAGCCCATATTGACATCTTTAAGATTTTTTTTCACTGTATTCCCCTTTCGGTTTTAGTTGTTGTATTTCTGGTTAGGACATCTATGTCCTCGCCAACGGTTTACAGTTTTAGTTTTCTGGGGAACTAAAACTAGCATCATTATAGCATACTCAACAAAAAACCCTCCGTAGAGGATTTTTTGCGCTTCGCAGACAATAAATCTAGAAAGGAATCTGACTCAAATCTATTTCTTCTTTGTCTTCTTTCGGTGGTCTATCATACAAGCCAACTTCTTCGCTAGGGGTTTTTCTTTCTCCTCCAGAAACAAAAGTAAAATCGTCCACGATAACAGAAATCTTGCTGTTCTTCTGTCCATCTTTTTCCCAGACTTGGTGGTCTAGACGACCTGACACCCCGAACTGATTACCTTTTTTCACATATTGGGCAATTGTTTCTGCCGTCTTATTCCAAGCCACGCAATCAATAAAGTTTGTTCCTTTATCCTTGCCTCGTTTGTCAACGGCTAAAGTAAATTGGCACATCTGTAAATTATCCCCGACAGATTTTAGTGTTGGGTCTTGAACTAGCCTTCCGACTAGATTTACTGAATTGATTGCCATTTCATACCTCCTTTTGTTAAATGATATTTATAGCATTACCAATTATTATTATAAGTCATTTTGTAGAAAAATACAAGAGGTTATGAGTTTATCAAATCTGTAATCTTGTAAGGTTTCTTATCTTCTAAAGTCTCAAACCCTGTCATATTCTTGTGGTAGAGATGATATTCAAAACTTCCTACATTTCCATCGAAATCGTCAATCACAAAGTATATTCTACAATTTTCTTTGTCATTGACTACGGATGTGGAATTCTTCGCATACGGGCTTAACTCCGTCCATAACCTTAAGAACTCTTTTGCTTTTGAACTTAAACTTTCCATCTGCTCTCCTTTTCTTTTTATAACCCCCATTTTATATCATCTAACTTTCATTATCAAGTTCAGCAATAGCGTCCTTGTGGTATTTAATAAGGGACTCTGCCCTCTGTATTTCAGCCTCGTGCCAAGCCCTATCCACAGCATCTTGGTCTAAACCCTTTTCGGCGATTTTCAATGCATCTTCTAACTCGGCAAAACTTTCTTTCACCCAAGTCAATGGTTGTAACCCATTAGCCGGTGCTTCTATTTGAGCACAGTAATTCACTCGTTCTGGACGGGTAGAGTTAATACTCACTTGCACTGTCCAATCTAAATCGTTACGATTAAACTTCTTCACAATTTTATTGACCAGATTTCTGGCTTTTTTCATTTCATCTTTCATTTTTTCTTCCTTTTCCCTTTCTTCTTTTGAGTATAGAACTTCTTGGACTGTTTCCCCTCTAACATAGCCCTGTTTTTCCACTTCCTCCGATAAGCCCGATTTTTGACTACTATTCCATTCTCGGTAAGGGCTACTTTCGGACTAGGATTGTCAATATCCATTATTCTTCCTCGTCTTCTTCATCAATCAACTCTCGTAAAGCCTCATAGAACTTTTCTTTGATACTCTCATCATCAAAAAGTATCTGACAAAGAAACTCTCGCCCTTCTGAAGTCAGAGTCCCATCTTCCCGCAAAAGCCCTTCATCTATGGCCAGTTGCTCATCGGCACTACGATTTCTGTTAGCATATCTTTTAGTTAGTGACATATTTGCCTCCTTATTAGAAAATGTTTCATATTTAACTGTATCCGTTAGTGGATAGTAAGTTATTTTATCTAGTGGCGAATCCCAGCAGTTCATTCGTTCTCCTTTTCAGTTTTATTATAGCGCTTGCTTTTTTTCTTGTCAACTTTTTCATATTTGCTTTTAGCCTTAAACTTCTGACGAATATATTTTCCAACATTTCCTGCAACAAAAGAACTATCGCTAGTGGATACAAAATCCCAAGTATCGTCGGGGGTATTTTCATTGTCATATATCTTAACATCATTTCGTTGGATGGCATCTTCTACATAATTATTCCCGTAGAGACTTCTCTTGGCACCGACATTTGGATAAGCCTTTATCACTTCTGCCAACTTCTTACGGTTAAAGATTATCGGTAAATGTAATTCATAGTTTAGTGTGGTTTGTTTCTTCCACTTCAACGCTCTATTCGCATTCGCCAACCTACGAGTGTAGTTGTTATTCATCAGATACAGATGAAGTTTATAGAAATCAGATATTCTGGCTGAAAGTGTCCTATCATAGTAGTAATTCAACTCATCTGTTTTTTGAAGCACAAAGAAATCGTCATTGAACCAGATAAAATCTTCCGTGACATTGTCATTCTCTGCAATCTCTAAAAGCATACTTGCCACATTGAGCCATTTATTCCCCTTATTCTGTAGTGTCTTGACATATTCTACCTTATCTAAATCAAGCCAATCTGGACAGCCACCAAAAACCCATACTCGGTTGTGCTCTATGTTTTTCAATGACCTCAAAGAATACCTGAACTCCTCGTGAGTTACTTTTTCTTTGAGACAGTAAACTATATCTAAATCTTTTGTTTTCATCTTAATCCCATAAAGTATGTATATTTTTCGCTAACAGTTTAAATGCTTTTTCTGTCCTCTTCTGGAACTCCTCAAAGTCATCTTTTGTCATTACCAAAACTTCATCACCGAACTGGTTTTTTAGATTTTTGCAGTCATCCTCATTGCTTGCAATTATTCCAGATTCATAATAAGGGAACTCAATAGCCCAGTCTAGAACAAACTCCAAATCCTTCTTTTCCTTCTTATGATGTTTGCTATCCCAGTCAGTCACTCCTTCGTGCAATAACCCAGAAAGCCCCTGCTTGATAAAGTCGGCAAGACTATACTTATAATCCCACCAGTCGCACGGTGGAAGTGTCCCGTTGGCTCGCATAAACCACCACTTGACTCTTCTAAATCCATTTCGAATCTGACGAAAAGGTGTAATCATTTCTTTCCCTTCTTCCATCTTGGGTTAAAGATTACCACTCCCAAGAACGCTAGCCCGATAAAGACTACGAACAGTGCCACTGGAACCCAAAGTGGTGCAAACACCCACCACCACGACCAGTCAATCACATTACCAAGTTTCAAACCTAGAAATAGCAAGAATAGTAAACTTAAGAAACCTACTCCGCCACTTGTTGCTTTTTCTTTCATCTATTGTCTCCTTTTTTATAGTTTAACATACTTCTAGTTCAGAAATCAATATATGGGTTACCAACTTGAGCAACTCTTAAGCCTAAACTACGCCAGACAGCACAGACGCTAGGTCTATCATCTATCACTCCCAAGACACAGTAGTTTGGCTCTACATATTTTTCATAGAGTTCTCGCTTCACAATACTATCACTCCGTTTATCCCCAGTTTCTCGCATTATCACTTGGTCATAAGGAATACCATATTGTTTAAGCCACCCCTCCGTGGCTTCTCTACTTATTTCTTCCCTTCCACTCAAGATAATTATGCTAGGGTATTTATCCCCATTGATTTCAGTGCCATAGTTATACAGAGCATCTACTACGCAAGAGACAAACGGGTCAGCCGTATCCTCGTTAACTCTGGACAAATCGTAGAAACTTCTGCCCTCTGTATTCAGAGCCAATGTGCCATCGACATCACAAATCACACACCTCGGTTTGTCAAAGTTTACATCTAAATTGACTTGTGGGTCTGGTGCCACCCATCTATAATACATATCCCAAATCACGCTAGCACCGACGGCCTTTTCTCCACGGTGTAAATCTCGTTTTATACATTCTTCTGGTGGAACTTCCATAAAGTCATCGTTGATTTCAAACTTCACCCCTAGTTCATTTGCCAATTGTCTGATATATCTTTCGTGCTTGATGTTCAAGTTGGTATCATCCACTATTACATTCTTGCGTAGTTTAATGCCCAGTTTTATCAGTTCATTTCTTACTCTTAAGACATCTTTCTCTCGCTTGGGGGCATACCCGCCGAACATCTTACGAATTTCATCTTTGCTTATGACTAGATAATTGCCACCTTCCTTTTGACGCTCCCTAGCCCAAGTAGATTTTCCACTCGCAGGCAACCCCTTCAACATAATTATTTTCACTCGTTACCTCCATATTTGTATTCTACCCCTGTGTTAATATAATTTTTGTATCCTTGCCTTCTTAATCGTATCCCGAAACTATGACTACCGTAACCATCTAAATCCTCTGCACAGAACAATTCTTTGTATAGACTAGTTTTTGTCATTATGCCGTGGACTTCTGCCACATCTATATCCATTCTTAACCCATAAGGTGACGGCTCATTTGAATAGATATACTTCGGAGCACCATAGATATCTTTGACCCAGCGAACAGTCGGGAATTGGTTCCACTCCCCTGTGATGAACCCTGCCTGTGGTTTTTCAAGATAGTTTTTGTATAGTTTAGTGATACCACCACTCGGAACTCTGACATTCTCGGCAAGTAAGAACACATATTCATTCTTGGTATCCAGATATTCTTTTCCAGACTTTAAGGTAGCATCTTGGTCAAAGACAACTAGACATTCCCCTCTATCTACATTTTCGTGCAAGAAATTCCGACATTCTAGATATAAGTCATAGTCTGAAACAATACAAAGAATATCCACCCCAAGTTTCCAATCAGATTCAAAACTGACTAGATTTCTCTTCAGATTTTCAAATCCTTTCCGATTGCTAACTAAAGTAATTATCGTAACCATTAGTTTTAAAGTAGCACACCTAGTTAGTTATGTCAAGAGGTTTTTTGTCATTTCCCATTGGTCAATTCTATCTATCTTACTCAAGACCAGAATCTCACCTCTATTCAAAGCCTCTACGAACTTCTCCCAGCTAAAGAATACCTTTACTCCGCAAAGCCCAGCCTGCATCCAGTAATCTTTGTCATTTTCATCACAGACTAAATAATCTACCCTAGCCCACTCGTCAACCCAGCTCTTATACGACATCTTATTTCGCCACCTATACACTAGGTTGTTGAACCTTGGAGCAACTAGACTTTCGCTATCCTCGATAACAAAATCCATTTCTGGATGTTTAGAAATTTGTTCCAAAAACTCTTCTTCTGAATTACCTTTTATCACTATTCTTGGGCAAACCCTATTTTTCCACCTCATTACCAGAGGCCAAAAATACATAGGGTCAAGACTCTTCCAACTCTGGCATTCTTGTTCCATATCCTCGTATTCCTTGTTTAACTGCTAAATCTAGAACATCCACCCAAGAGTTATACTCTTCTGGTTTAGATTTCAATATCTTGTATTTCATCACATCAAACGGTTGCCTGTTTGTCAAGTCGTAAGTATGATAGACTGTAGCCTGTAATCGGTCGAACACTGTAATTGAATCATCTGTCAAGACCCATCCGAGTTTACTTTTTCGGATTATTTTTTTCATTAGCCTGATTATATCACAAGAAAAAAAGAGCCTTCTGACTCCTTTTTAATAAACTGGAACCTACCTACGCTTCGTTCTTGTTCGTATTCTTTAGTTCTTCTTCTAGTAGGTTTAATACTCGTTTAGTTTCTTTATCCATACCTTGCCCAGTTTATCTTGCTTATATTATACCACATTTCTGAAAATTGGCTTGAGTTTGCCCTCTTCTTTGAGTTCCTCCCGTTCTTCTTTTGTCAAAACTCTAGTGACATAGCCACCACATTTCTTACATTGATATTGAATAGCGTTAATCTGGACACCTGTTCTCCGATAACTCTTGACTTGGAACTCGCTATCATTTCCACATCTTGGACAGATGTGCTCTTGCCCAGCATAAAGAGCCATATTCGGGTGATTAGTAGCCCACGGCAACATCTTAAGATATATTTTTTCAAGAACTTCCACATCTCTGATATTGTATTCAGCCATCAAATCAGACGCTTTCTTTCTCTCTTTTCTATTCCCTTCTAGCAACTCCTCCCAGACATCTCCATAAGTGACTTCTGTTTTCCCTTCCCCGACAAGCATTTTACCCAGATAGTCAAGTTTGTTGCAATCGAATTTGAAATACTTTTTAGCAGTCTGCAAAGTGTCAAACTCCTTGAACGGACTTGGAGGTGTCATATCGTGCTTAATAAAGAAGTAGTTAGCCATTTTATCATCAAATCGTTTGGAATTATGCCCTACCGCTATCTGACACTCGTCCAAAAGATTCCACAGTTCGTTTACTAGTAGTTTGTCATTGTATGGGTCAACTGTCGGCCTATCATAAAGTGTTAGACAATGAGCCTTTTTATCCCCAAGCCATTTCCAAGCCACAGAAAGCAAAATCGGAGGTCTAACCTCCTTGATTGGTGTAACTTCATAAGCGCCGTAGTAATAACCTAGTCTTGGTGCTACTTCTAAATCATAGAACAGCACTTTAGCATCTCTTCGAAAATCAGTCTTCAACTTTTCAACCTCCTATTTCCCTCTTTATAGCAAACTCTTTATGTTTTGTCAAGCCCTGAATGTATTTCTACCTTAACCCGTGGAGCATCTCTACTTATTCCACCTGCGTTTGCTTTGATACTAGTTAGTTTTTGCCAACAGTCATCTTCAATGATTCCAGCATCCTGAAATAAATCTAGAACGCTAGCCAACTTATTATCTAAATCACACCTGCGATTATCTTTCATCCAGAAAGTCAAGATTATTTCATAAGGAGGGTTTAATCGTCCAAACCCGTCTAGTATTGTCATTGCTTGGTCGTGCCACTCTTTGTATCGTTTTGACGGAATGTTTGTAATTCTACCGTGCTTAACGAATACTTGTCTTGAATTCTTCTTGCTAGGCACATTCCCAGGCAAGATAAAGGTCGTGTTTAACACCTTTGTTTCTCCTTTCGTAATGTTCATCCCATAAATCCCAGTATGGGTGTTTAGTCCAATCTACTTCTTTTCTGCCTTTTCCCGTGGTGTATTGTCGTCTGGAAGCCACTTTTCTACCCCATCTACTCTTATGTCCTCTACGATTTTCATTATGATTCGGATAACACCATAAACAATCGCCTTGTCGTGCCCTAGATTTTAAGACATACTCACGATTATTGTAAATATCTTTTTGTTGAAAAAGACGATTTCTCATACCAACTCCTTAAACCATTTGTCCTTGTCGTTAGGATATGCCCTTCTTCGTTCAGAAAATGTGCCTGGTCTTATACCTAGAATCCTACTCCACTCTGCCGCTGTATGGGTTTCACCTTTATATGTAATAATTTTATTGTTACGTTTGTTGCTAGCCTGTTCTATATGGGTAGCCCAACGACAATTTTCTGGGCAATAATTACCATCATTGTCTATTCTATCCAAACTGTATCCGCTTGGCTTTTCACCCATATCTTCAATAAAATTATCAAACCCATTTTTACCTAACCATCTATCGCAAACCTTAATACCCCTACCGCCATAATCTTTATAGTGAATATGCGTCTTCAAACAACATCTTTTTACCATACCTCTATAAGTTTCATAAAGTGGGTGGTCTTCTGTCCTAAAAACTTTTCTCCTTTGTCCATACTTTCCTATTGGTCCAGTATCTCCATTTTTCTTCCAACGAGCATAATGCATAACACAGTAGCCTCTACCAAAATAGGGCTTGTCACAACCAGTAACAGAACAATCCTCTCTAATCTTCGGTCTTCCCATATTCCTCTCCTCCTGGTGGAGCTGGTGGTGTCGAAACCACGTCATCTTAAGTACTCCAGACTTATTTTCAAACCCTTTTTCGTCCGTAACATTCTTTAAGATTCTAATCCTGTCAGCCCCTCATCCAAATTATAACACAAAAAACACCCTTCAGTTATGACAGTAGGTAGGAACTAACTCTCGCCAGTGTCTCTACATTGACGGGCTCCAAGGCTTCGTGTTGCATTTTCCATATATTTTAAGCCCGATTTTCAAATGTAAACATTTCTGCAGTTCATCCTTCGGCTTATCGCCTCCCAGATATATTCCTCTCGGATTTACATTCAGCATTAACCGTCTTGGGGGGTTTATTATGCTACTACTGCCACAACTGAAAGGTGCTTTTTCTTCGTGCACGACGCACGAGTCCGAATCTGCTTACATTATAGCACATTCATATTTTCATTGTCAATATGGTTGTGGGGGCAGGTAACGCTCCTACTAACAACTGGTTTATGAGGCCAGTATGCGACTTCCGCATCTCCCCACAATATGCCAGCATTTCAATCAAACATAACTTCACCCGTGCTGGCAATTAGTATTGGTTGGTTCGGCTTGTAAGGTTACTGTCCTTGCAACTCCGTTCTCACGGTTTGGTTTAGCGTCACCGAACTATATTCTTGGCGAATCTCTCTTCTAAACCTCTGGATTGGGGACTCGTGGTGATATTCTTCGCCGTCACCATCCACCCATCTCGTATCTTCTTAACGACAGTATTTTTGGCTACCTCGGCATCATCAAACCGATATTATCAACCTACTCACTTTTTAATGGGCTTGTTTGTTATGCGTATTTTAATTATAGCAAGGTCAGTTTTCTTTGTCAAAAGTCATTTTCCACAGAGCCTTCAATAGACACAGAACTATAGCAACTGGTATTAGACAGATTCCGACAAACCCACCGATGAGGAGTAAAGCAAAGCAGATAAGTCCTATTCCTAAACCGATTATCATTATACCTATTGTAATCATCTTTTCTCCTTGACGGGACTAGCCGAAAGGAATTGACTAGCCCCGGTAATGCACCTAAACTGGAGGACAGAACCAATGAACCACTGTCCTCAATTTAATTATACTATTTCTTCTTCTGTTTTACAAGTCTCTTTCCATTTACGACAACTCCGATATGAGTTCTGATTTCATCCACATCAAACATATGCCCGAATCTCTTCTGCATTCTTTTTAGTTTTTTGTTGAACCTATCAATCTTCTTTTTTAGTTTGACATCTTGTTCATCTATCTCAAGTGTCCAGTAACCTTTCTCTACTTTTTCCTCCTTAAAGTTTTCGCAGACAATATGAAATCTCGGATAGCAGATTACCCCGCCAACATTATCATCCACGATGGCATAATTCTCTAGTTCTTGGTCGCAAATCCCTCGCATAATCTTCTTCCATCGCTTTACCATTCTTTTTTCTACCAACGGTTTCAACCTGTAATATTTCAGACTGTATTTTGTATATTCACGCCAAGCCTCGAAACCTGTCATATACTGCCAACTCTTGAGGTAATAGTAATTGTCATAGCACCAAGCCACATATTTATGATTCCGAATAAACTTTATTATCGGCAGAAGATAGAAATCTACGATAGAGCGGGCATCCTTTTTCGCATAAGATATATCGGTTTGGACAAAATTAGAAGCAGTCGGCTTGAACTTATCTATATTCTTTTCAAATTGAGTAAAGAAGTCGAATTGATTTTTGTCATCTACATTCCACCAGATAGCAAACAGCCAACCTTTACACTCTTTTAGCCGAAAATGAACGACCATATCTTTTCCGAAATCAAACAGGAAGTAGCCACCCTGATATTTAACTCCCTCTGGATGGAATCCTCTGTTTTTCAATTCTTCCAGAATAACTTTTGCTTTATCTCTTTGACTCATCTTACCCTCCATCTCGCTAGTGTTAGACATCCGCAGAGTGGACATTCAACTTCGCAGATTTTCATTCCTTTCTTTATATTTATTGCTTCCCCGATAACTCCTGGGTCAGAATAATACCCTGGGTCGTCATCTATGAATTTACTGCCACAGTTAACGCATTGTATCGGGACACTATAATATTCTGGCAATTTTGTCATTGGCCATTCCTCCTGTTTCATCGAAACCTCGGTCTATGTTTCTGGAACTCTTCATAGAAACTCCATCCGTTTGGTCTTCGGTCTATTATAACTTGATTCCCTCGAACTACCATACAAATCAGGTGATACCAAGTTCCACTATCCCACTGCCAACGACAGTAGACTTCTTCTACTGGTTCACTCAAGTGTCTTATCATTGTTGATTGTCCGTAGGGGTCGGTCAACATTTCTTCTACTTCATTCTGTTTAATTATCACATAATCAGGTGGTCTGTTATCTTTTGCATTATTCGTCCAAAGATGTGCTGGGTTGATTGGCACTTTCAACTCCTGCCCATTCTTATCAAAATACCTAGTTATCATTTACCCCCTTGTTAAGCCTAAAATTAGCCTTCATCTCTTCTAACTTTTTCAACCCTTCTGGATTCAAACTCTCTTGTTGCTTTGCTTCCAGAAGTTTCTGCTCTTGCACTCTTTCTTCGATATACTTTCCCCAAGTTGGCAATGTTCTAGCGTAATCATCATCCATTTCCTTTGTTTCTGCAATATCAGCCATTGTAAAAGTGACATCTTTCACAGCCCATCTAAAGCCACGCATTTCTGGGTCAAGTTGAGATTCCATCATTTTGTCAAACTTATCTTTTGTGACATAAAGCCACTGCTTGACTCCAAGACTATCTACCTTGTTGTTTTTAAGTAAGATTCCTACGACTTTAGACATCTGTTACTCCTTTTCTTAATTATAATTCATTTTCCCGAATTTTACAATTCCCAAACCTTCTTACCTTTAGACTCTGCCTCTTGTCTCATCTTCCAGAACTTCCAGTGCTCATCATAGAAACTCTGCACTACTCCAACATTCTGTTTTAACCCGACAAAATCTGACACCGACTTCAACTCTTTTGTCAAAAACTTGTGCTCGCCTCGCATCTTCAGAGCCACTATCAGCCGTGTCAGTGACTCTTCGCCTATATCTGCTAGCAAATCTCTACACGCTTGAACATTGTCATTCGTCTCCTTGACTGAATACCCTAGAAACTTTTTCCACACCCCGAACATTCTGCGATAAGAAATATCTTCTCCATCTTTTGGCTTGTAAAGATTGTCATTGGACTTTTGCTTAACCTCATCTGGAACATCAAACAGACCTTTCCACGACCTCTCGATACTCTGTTCCACTATTCGCTTGGCTTTTTCAATATCACCCCCAGACAACTTTTCTGTTTTGTTGATAGCCAACTTAAGAGCATAATTCGTTAAAGGAGCACGAATCATCTTACGCATCTTGATAAACTCTTGAAACAGAACCCTCAATTCTTCATCTGCCACCTTTTCTTCCAAAATGCTAGCAAAAGTCTCTCGCCCACTTTCTTTCTTATTCTCTTTCTTACCTATATTCTTTATTATATTCTTACCTATGTATTGGTTTTCCAAACATCTGATGTTGTTATTTCCAACATCTGATATTGGTTTTTCCAACACCTGATGTTGTTTTTCCAAACATCTGCTATTGGTATTTCCAACACCTACATTGACATCAGCAATATATTGCTTTCCACGACCTGTATCTTGCACACAGATAATGTAGCCCAATTGCTCAAGTTTCCTTTTTGCCGACTTGACTGCCCACTCACTCAAGCCAAGATACTCTGCTGTTTCTTTTGGACTTTCAAAGAACAATTCAAAATAGCAGATTCTAGCATACACCATCTTTTCCGATGGCGTAAGATTTTTGTCACTCAATATTTCCTCATTGATGACCGAAATTTTACTCCGTTTTTGTTCTTCATTCCCCACTCTTAACTCCTTTCTTGGAAATGTGCTTACCTCCACTTTTCCATAACCCTATTATAATATGAAATGCAGAAAATTACACGAGTTTCTATTGACTTTTTGAAGTTTTAGTTTTATAATAAGGGTATAGAATTTAACAAAAAGGAGGCAAAAAATGCAAGACGATTCGTTAAAGTTTCGCAAACTACGAGCCGACGAAATTGAATGTCGGGTCGGAATATCAAAAGAAAAGGGTTGCACACTCTTACTCTACAAAGACGCTAGATGTGATATGAACATCTTGGACGAAACGGTTGGGAGTAGAAACTGGCAAAGACATCATTCTAGGGACAATGCTAACTGTATTGTATCTATCTGGGACAAAATGAAAAATCAGTGGATAGAAAAAGAAGATGTCGGCACAGAATCCAACACCGAAAAAGAAAAGGGCATCGCATCTGACTCATTCAAAAGAGCCTGTGTCAACTGGGGTATAGGTAGAGAACTTTATACTTCCCCATTCATCTGGGTGCCATCTAGCAAGTATAATAATACTTCTCGCAATGGGAAGTTTTACCCAGACGCAAACTTTGAAGTTGCCAAGATTGCTTATGACGAGGCCGGTAACATTAGTGCTTTGCAGATTATCAATACCAAGTTACCTGACGATAATCAGATAGTTTATACTTATCTATCTCCAGAAATGGCAGAAAAGATTAGAACTAGCAAAAGCAAAAAGCAAGCAATCGTTAATGCTATCAAGGGTGAATCTTAATGATTACCATTATTCCAAGTGACAAGGTGCCACAAGGAAGCCAAGAATGGTTGGACTTAAGAGCAAAATACATCTCGGCAACTGACGCTTATGGTCTTATCAACGGAGCATCAGTTCAAGAAATCTTAAGACATAAGAACGCTCCACAGACCAACGCATTCAGAGGCAACTACTGGACAGAACGAGGGCATAAACTAGAGCCAGAAGCAAAAGAGATTTACTCTGAAATTTATTCTCCTACCACAGATGTAGGTTTTGTCATCAACGACAAACATCCTTTTGTAGGGTGTAGCCCAGACGGACTAGTCAACAAAGACGGAATGGTTGAAGTCAAGTGCTTTAGTTTGAAACGGCATTATGAAGTAAACCAGAACCTAGACCCTCATATTATCTGCCAGATTCAATATCAGTTATGGGTCACTGAACGAGATTGGAATGACTTGGTTCTTTACAATCCAGATGTGGATAACTTAAAGGACGCAATGTTTGTTCACCGAATTTATCCAATGAAAGATTTTCAAGATAAGTTTGAATCCATCTTTTCAGGACTTGACCCTAGTAAAATCACATTCTAGAAAGGTTAGTTATGAACGAGCAAAACAAAGAAACAGCATTGTCAATCTTAAAGTTGGAATCGCAACTCCAACAAGTATCAGAACAGGTCAAAGCCCAGATTGATTTCTATAACCAAACCAAAGCCGAAATAGAGGAGTTAAAGAAACGGTTAAAAGAAGAAACCACTGGCAAAGTCAAAGAAAGCATTTCTCTTGGGGATAATACTTTAGACATTTCAATCACAGATAGGAACACGGTTGTTGTGTCAGACGAAACACAAGTCCCAGAAGAATACACCACGACAGTTCAAGTGGATAATGTTTTCCAAGCACCGAATGGCAAGTTTTATCAAAGAATACCTAACACCAAGTTAGTTAGCAATTATCTAAAGGCAGGTCTCAATCCTCCTGCTGGTTTTGATGTAAAAAAATCTAGGAGTATTTCAATCAAGTTCAACGGCAAAACTCTTTAAGGAGAGCCAATGAAATACTCTCGCAAGCAGTTACGAGGTAAAATCCATAACAAAAATTATCGCATAGATAAGCGACGCTGGTATTCCGAGTGCAAGAAAAAGAAAGCCTACGAAACTTCTGGAGCAGCCAACCGAATGATTAGACACCAGTGTATGAAATATGGTATCAGATTGAATTATTACCAATGTTCCTACTGTGGAAAATATCACCTTACGAAAAAGTGGGTTGGGGAGAAATTCAGAGGTTGATTTTTTCATTCCGTTATGATATGATTGTGGTATGAAAAGCCTCACTCAATCAGAAGAACAAAGAATAGCCCGATTGCAAAAATATGTTGATAGGGTGGAAGAGGCACAAAACGAAATGATTCGGACTATTCAGGTAGGTGAGATGGAGGGCTTTAACGAAGAACAGGTCAGATTTCATTTATCACACGACCCGAATATGCTAGCAGAAGCAGGCTTGTTCCTCGCTAAACTTCAACGAGCATACGATTACGCCAAACTTGATGTGGACACAATCACTGCTGAACTCTGGCGAAAATGCAATCAACGCAAGGAAGACCTCGGACTTGCCAATGCCAAAGACCGTGAATCTTTTGTCAAAACTCAGCCGGAATACATCAAAGCCCAACAGCAACTTCTAGAGTGGAAGTATAGACTCTCCCAGATGCAGATTATCTATAACCGATATGAGAACTTATTCGTAGGCACTCGCAAGATTGCCAACTTGATAGAAAAAGACCAATCTAATGTATATAGAAGGGAGAAGTATGAATAACGACAATCTCGGTGTCAGTTATCACTTTTTAGATTGTATCTTAACTTATATCGAAAATGATTGGTTAAGAGTGATGTGGAATATTCATCAAAAAGAATATGATGACCAAAATCCGTGGAGAAATACCGGCAATGTAGAAGGCTACAAAAACGACGCCTTCGAGGTTCACGCATACGATTGGGGTTGGGACTATGATGACAGTAGCCCAAACCCTCAACCTATCAACTTCAAGTGGAGAGATTTAGAAATCACTTGGTATAAGTATTGTGGACGAGGATTCTGGACAAACCGTCCTACCTCCCACGATGAATTGGCTATAATGTTAGAAGAATGTTTGGACAGTTTAAGAAAGGAAGACGACCTCTATGATTAACGAAAAGTTTTATTTAGCCGTGCCACTCGGAGTTTTAAGGGAGTTTGTCAAACAGAACGAAGGAGACCCCGATAATTACTTGCAACTTCTTGAACTGTTCCCAGAACATATCTTATCTGAAGAAGACTTGACTGTAGCAGATGGAGAAATCCAGCGAAAAGGTATGATTGTCATTGATGAAGGTAACTTATTTAAAGAGGAGGAATAATGCTAACAAAAAAACAGTTCTTAACTATACTGGAACTCATCTTAAAGGAAGAAGATTCCCAAGAAAAATTCGACGAAGCACTTCGGGAATACGCACCTTCCGACTTTACTGGCTTCGCAAAGACAGGACTACTAGACATCCTAGTAGATTTCCTAGTGGATGCTATGGGGGACGATGATGGTTATATCTCGTGGTGGTTGTGGGACGCTCCAGACCGAGGCAGAAACAAAAAAGGTAGTCGAATCTGGTTAGGTGATTCTGATGACCCAGACACCGAAGTAATAGAGATTGTCACTCCAGAGCAACTTTATAATTTTCTACTCCTGAATTATGGCAAGGCACCGTCCAAAGAAACTATCCAGATGGCAGTAAAATCTCAAGATAATGGTGTTAAGTTTGCCATTCGACAGATAGACAATATCCTCAAAAGCAATCTAAAGGCCAAGAACGAAGGTTGGGAAGAACGTAAAACCCTAATGGAATACTTAATCGGCAAGATTTGTAACGAATATCTGCTCGCAAGAGGTGTAGGTGCAGACTTGAATTGTCAAGATAACCCTACTATAATTAGTGTATTGGAGGATGAAAGTTAAATGAAATACTTATTCGTAGGGGATTTACACACCAAGAACGGGATACTAGAACGGGTTAAAGAATTGTCCGAAGGATACGACAAAGTTATTTTCCTTGGCGATTATGTTGACGATTGGATGTCAGCACCAGAATACTCTAAACAGTTATTAGAAAATCTGATTGATTTCAAATTATCAAACCCAGGCAAAGTTATTCTTCTGCTAGGTAACCACGACTTATCTGAATGGTTTGGCAAACCTTTTGCTTGTTCTGGTTATAACTTTATGACTTCACAGTTAATATCTCCACTCTTTACCAAATACGAAGAACTTTTTGACATCGCTTTCGTTCCCAAAGACCGTTCCTTTATCTGTTCTCACGCAGGATTCACTAAATCGTGGTTGAATAAGTATTTTCAAAAACCTTTTGAAAGCCCGTGGGATATTATGAAAGTAACCAACTATGCCTTTCATCACCGTAAACAAGAAAATTGTGAAGACGCTTTCTTCGGACTTGGCGATGTAGGTTATGCTCGTGGAGGACACCAAGACCCTAGTCCACTCTGGGCAGACACAGTTGAACTCATAGCAGATTGGTTTCCAGTAATTCAGATTGTAGGACATACTCCACACCAGACCGTAACCTTCTATAATAACTACGATGAAGAAATCTATTTCTGTGACACATTCTCTACCTATTCTGATTATTCCCCGTATGGTGACGACTCTTTGCTTACCCTTGAGGACAAGAATTTTGTCAAAATCTCTCTTGACGGCAAAGAACTTCCGTGGTAGTATTTAGTTAGGAGGAGGTAAGTCTCTGGGAGTTCATCTACCCTTTCTCCCAGAGGCTATTTTCATTATGAATTTAAGTGAACAAGACATTGACGATTTGATTTCTTTAGTAGATGATGGCTATATTCGCAAGGTTGACCACCCAAGATTACCATTGTCAATCTATAACTACTCCCAAAAAACCCAGTTCGAAGGCAACTGGAACAAGATTACTAGACAGACAAGGGGTTTAGTATTAGACAGTAATTATAAGATTGTCATTAGATGCCCTGAAAAGTTTTTTAACCAAGGAGAGCCTCTAGCCGCCGAAATCAACTTGATGAACGCTAGAATTTCCGAAAAACTAGATGGTTATTATATCTCAATCAAACTAGACTCTGATTGGGGACTGATTGTCACTTCTAGAGGGAGTTTCAAAAACCAGTATATTGATGCTGTGGACAAGTTCCTCACAGACGAAATCTTACTAAAGATGACCCCGAATTATACTTATTTCTGTGAACTTTTGCAGAACTTTCCAGGTGACGAAGCAATCATTCTAACTAAACACCCAGTGCCAAAGTTAGTTTGCTGGGCCATAAGAGATGAGAACTTCAACGAAATTATTCCAGACGAAGAATGCCCATTTCCTATCGCTAAAGAATTATCATTGGCAGAGGCTAAAGAATACTTAAAGCAAAAAGTGGAAGGGGTGGTCGCACAAGACTTGAAGACTTTTGAACGAGTTAAAATCAAGACTCAATACTTTATTAACCACCACAGACTACTGTCCGATTGCACAAAAAAGAGGGTGTGGGAACTCCTATCCAGTGGTCAACGAATTCAAGATTTAGATATCCCAGACGAATTTATGCGTCAGATGGAAGTGTGGGAAGACGAACTACAATATAACCACTCGCTGATTTTCCTTGCCGTAAAGAACGAGTATGAGCCTAGAAAGCACTTGTCTGACAAGGACATAGCCCTAGATAATTCTTTATCAAAAGAGATGAGGTCGTTAATTTTCACGCTGAAAAAAAGAGGCGATGAAGCCCTCAATAAGCAAATCTGGCAGTTAATAAAGCCTCGTAATATGGTATAATAGAAGGACACAATATGCGTAAACCAAGAAAATACAAGTATCACATAGTAAGTTGCAGAACAAAAATCGGCTTGCCCTACATAGAAACACCAGTGGAACTTTAATCTACCTTATCAGAGGTGGTTTTTTGTTTGTTTAATTCTCTGGTGAATTTTTCCCATTCTGATGGGTCATCCATTTCAGACTCTACTTTTTCTGTTATGTATTCTAACACTCCAAGCAGTTCTAGTGGATTTTCCATCAATTCATTTATTCCAGCATACTGTGCGGTTTCCATTGCACCCTGCATTTGTCCAGCACACCAAGCCGAAGTAATTACCAAATCTACATCTTTTATGAATTCTGTATCACTCTTTTTGCGACTCTTGAGCATCGCATTATACAGAACCTTCTTGTTAAGGGTAAGATTTGAAACTGGAACAGCATCGTCTGCCATTATTATTCTCCTTTCTCGTGCTTGATTTTCAAGTAACCTTGAAACGCTTCCAACGCTTCTCTCTGCCCACATTCTGGACAGATTTTAGTTTTGTTGTCTTCCCGACTTAAAGCAGGATGACCTCTGTAGTGCTTATGACACTTCGGACAATCTCCTTCTGGGATTGTTCCTCCTAAATGATGACCATCGTGGTAGGGGTTACATCTTGACATCCACCTACCCTCTGTATCTCGAAATTTATTTCCGTGCATTTCATTCCTTTCTTTATTGTTCATTTTCTGCATATTCAACATTGTCACCAGGTTCTATTTCGTTATCAAAAGCGTCTGCATAATAGCCACCTTCCGCTGGCTGTGCCTTCACAAACGAAATCTTCCAAGCATCATTTCCGTAGAGACAATGATTGCTACACCACTTCATTCTATTTAATGCCCTATCGTGAGAACGATAGATACCACCGAAGTAACATCCGTTTCCTTCAGTAGTTTCGCACCAGACTACATACATCTTGAAGACTCCTTTCCTTTATTATTTCTAACTACTTCCGACCAACAGTAGTCACGATTCCACCCCAATCTATCAATTGTCAAATCTGCGTCTTTCTGCAACTCCTCTTGCGTTTCTCCTTGACAGATGACGCTTTCTGTCATTCCAGCAGGATTTATGTAGTAAATCTTAATCAGTAGTGCGGACATAATAGGTCAAATCCTTATCTTTTAAGTTTTCCATACACCACTTATCGCAATCAAACCAGAACTTCTCGTATAATCTAGCCAATTTGTCATTCTTACCAAACCAATAGTGAAGCCTCCAGTTGACTACCATAGCCAATTCTGTAATATACTCTACATCGTGCTTCCAATGTTTGAAACATCTTTTGTAAGTATCTTCCACTTCTGCTATTCCAAACGCTTCTGCAATTTCAAAATCATTCCAGAATGTAGTTTTTGGCTTGTAGCCTGTCATTTCTTCTATCGGCCACTTCGTTAAAGGAATACCAAACATTTCTAACTCTCCCATTCTGCTTTGATATCATATTGGTCAAGTTCTTCTTGCGTTAATGGTCTGTCAAAGAACAACTCTGTTTTATAATTCGGTAAGGCTCTTACGCCAATGCAGTCTTTTGGATAAGCACCTGGTCCCATCCCGTGGTTAGTGACATACCTATACTGACCACTCTTTACTTGTTTGTAATAGTTATTTGTCATTGCCCACTCCTTCCTTTTTCCCTTCCTCGTAGGCAAGGGTTATTATTTCAGCCAAAAGTTTCAACTCGTCTTCGCTAAACGCTTTTTGAGTAAATAACTCTTTCAGCTTTTTGTCAATTTCTTTTGTAAATTGCATACATTTTCCTTTCTTTAATTTATTCCACCCTACCTTAATTATAACAAAAAAATAGCCAAAAATCAATACTTTTTTGACATTTCGGCTACTTTCTTTTATAGAGTTTTCCACACCCTAGAGGCCACCTGAATACCCTAAATCCTTATCCGTTAAGACTTGCTCAATTAGCCCGTTGGTATAATAGACGGTCATCCAGTCTCCAGAGCATTTAGCAAAATCTTTACTAGCATCTATGAGGTCTCTAACATATTCAACCTCTAGAGGATTCGGATTCTGTTGCAGGAACTCTGCTTGCAACTCCCTATCCAGAAGTCTCTGAATAAACTCTTTAGTGGATTTTTTCATTACCATTCCTTTCTTTGTGCCCACCCTTTTGTAGTTACTTGTCGTGTTTAGTGAATGGTTGACCAGTCAATTCGCCATCGCAATAGACTACTACAGCAAAGGCATCGTTGATGGCCAAGCAGATTACCATTTCTTCAGCCAACTCCTTAGTGAACTTCTTGGGCTTCTTATCTACTTCAGCCTTCCAAGTCCTCTTTCCATAGTCGACTTCGGTTATAAGTGTCAAGTGGTAATCACGATTTTCAAAATCTCCCGTTTGAACACCTACATAGTAAACTGGTTTCTTAATCTTGAAATCCATACTATTTCCTTTCTTAATGTTAATATTCGCCCTCTACTATTATAACACAGAATTGCAGAAAAATCAACCTCGGATTTTCAAGCCCACCACGACCACCACAAAAAATATGCCGTAATTCTTGCGTATTGCCGTCTAGAAACGGTTTTAGACCCAAAGACGATATATTATACTATTCAAGCCAAAACGACCCTCAAAAACGATTTCCTTGACATTTTCATCGTTTTGCATTATAATAAGGGTAGGTTTGATTTAGGCATAATCAAGCCTCGCTTTACAGATAGGCTAGGTCATACGCTTCATACTTGCGTCTTTCACCTAGCCTTTTCTGCTTAACAAAAAGAAAAAGACCCCGAAGGGTCTTCTTCCAAAGAAAGGAGGTGTTATAGATGTGGTGAGCATTTTTAAGCCAACATTTTACACTTCAGACGGACTGAAGCAACCCTCGCAGGTCAAAGCCGAATGTAGGTTGGAGGTAAGAACCTACCTCACATAGAGCAGTCTCGTTACGGCTGATAATAACACATCTACTCTATATTATATCAAATCTAAAAGAAAGGAATAAAGCAATGAATGGAAGAGTAATCTTCACAAAAGACTTTCTGAAAAAAACAGAACAGCCTCTGACTCGCAAGCAACTCGGTGAGTTACGAATGAAAAAAATTATTGAAGCCGAAAAAGACGGCAGATTAGCACAAGCCAAAAACAGAACAGAAGTGGCAGAACTTGTCGGTATTCCAAAAGAACGCATATCAGTCGCTAACACGTGGGTCCATCGTAAGATTTCACTCGGCTATATGACGGAGACTCTCGTTAAGTTTGACAAAAATAATCGACCAGAATACGAGTATCATTTTTATGAGAACAAAGTGGCAAAGCCTACGGCTAAGAAAAAGAAATCCACAGCAATTGTCAAACCTGTAACGAAACCAATTGAACCAGTGGTTAAGCCAGCAGAGCCAGTCACCCCGACACAGCAAGTTACTATTCCAGTAGAAAAAACCGCCCTTGAGAACGGTTTTTCACTCACCCTAAATATCAACTTCACAGTCGGGAAATAGTTATTTCTTTACGATTGTATGCCCAGCATATAATCCAATTCCGGGATAGGTGTTCCAACCTTCCCAAACGGTCATACCAGTAGCCTCGTCGGTCCAAGTTTTTGCGTAAGCATTCATTACTTCACCCCACTCTATTTTGCCCTCACAAGTTTTCATTATTGCACCTAGAGTATCGCCCCAAGACAGTGTCCAGCTCTTACACTTAGCAGTTGGTGTAGGCGTTGGAGGTGTCGGTTCTGGGTCAACATAAGTCTTCGGGTGGAAAGCACCCAAGAAGTTTTTCAATGATATATTTATGATGTTTGTAGCAGCACCACCACCAGGACAAGCACTCCCACCTTGGTTTTGCCCAAGACAAGCCACATAGCCATTCTTGACTGGACCTGCGATGATACAAGTGTGTCCCCAAGTCCCACCATCAAACACAGCAATATCACCGACTATAAGATTACCAATGTTGTAGACTAAATCATACTCTGTCCCAGCATTCTGTTCTTTACAAGCCCACATACCTTTAGCAGCACCAGTCCCACAAGTAGAGAACACTCTTTTGTCATTAGTGTAATTCATAGCGTGTAAAGATGAGAGGTCCCAGCATTGTGCTCCATAAGCACCGTCAACATTCCAACATTTCCCGATAGTATAATCCTTAAAATGCTGATATGTATCCGTTGGAGCATAAACATACGCACCCTTGCCACATTCTCCTTCTGGGCAATCTTCATCGTGTAGTATTTCGCCACCGTCAATACTTTCTACTGTCGGCACTTCAATAGTTTCTTCTTCGCCATTGTCATTGATTATGACAGCAGGAATAGCCGTTTCGGAATACTCAATTATTGCTTGCTGTGCCTCTTTAATAAACTGTTGAGTGGACTCTGTGATTGTCACTTCCCCTCCAGACAAAGTCACGTACCCATCTTCACCTTTATGACCAACGACTAAGAACAAAGCACAGAGAACTACTACTCCACCGACTATAAGCCAGTGTAGATAATCAAAGAAAAATTGTTTAACTTTCTCCATTTTGCTTCTTCTCCTCGGTAATCTTCTGAGTTGTTGAACCTAAGAAGTAAATACTTATGCCACCTGAAATTGCCAAGCAAGTCTGAACAATCTGTGTTGCTACTTCTGAGAACCCCCAAGTTTGCCCTAGGGCTTGAATCACGAAAGCACCAAACGACAGAAGGCCCACTGCAATCGACAATTTTCTCTGAGTAGAAATACTCGTTTCAATTGGTTGTGTAGCCATTGCTTTTTTAGTTGCCATCTTCGTCTCCTTTTTCATTTGTTTTAAGTATATCAGAACGCTCGTTTTCGACCTGTTTAACGAGCATCCTATCCCATAAGCATCTAGAACAGACTTCAAACTCCATTCCTAGATATTTACTCAAACACATAGCCAGCAAATCTGCTGACTGGATAGTCTTTTCTAAATCACGATTGTCATTAGATGCTTCCCAAACCTCTATATCTCGCCACCAACTTCCGATAGCGTGTTTCACGATACAGTGATATGTTGGGTCTGGACATTCAGCATTTTCAAGCAGAAGACTCATCTGCTCTCGCCTCTGTTTCAAAACTGCATCCAACATCTGTTCTAGTTGGGCTTTTTCATCGTCATTATCACTAGCCCGTAACTTTTCTTCTATATGGGATGACAGACAAATCTTCTCCCCGATACTTTCTATCAAATCTACTAGATAACCTCTACTACTCATCATAAACTCCAGATTAGTTCACCCTCACAATTTGTATAGCACCCAAGATAACAGAACTGTTCAAACGACGGCGGTGATGTCGGTGGGTCATAACCAAAGAAAAGATAGGTCGCTTTCAGATGGTTAGTTGGGTCTATATCTATTTCTGGAAAGTATTGAACGGCACTCCCATCCTCTGCGTAAAATCGACACACCACTTTATCCTTCTGTTTCATAACTGGCCTAAACTCTAAATTGACCGTCGTCCCCAGTGCAGTATGAGGCAAGACATTCCATAAGTTATCCGTCTGATACGCATAGAATTTGAAACTGTCATTTTGAGAACGCTGGATTTGTTTTATTTTAATGACATCTTCTTGAAGTTTTACGACTCTGTTAACTATATTTTCATCCATATCTAACTCACTACATAAGTTCCCGGTGTATCCGAATAGATTGTAAAGTAGATTGTCACTGTTTGGCTGGCACTTGATGTTCTAACCTGAATTAGCATCGAATCTTTATACAAATCAGCCTGCTCACTCCAAGTGTATTGAGGTAAGTAGTAAGGCGTAATGGTAGCCGTGCCTCCATCCGAAACAGTGTAACTATCTACAGTATAGCAAAAGTGTGGGAAAGCCCTACCACTTGAAGTGAAAGTGATTGTGGCATCGCCATACTTATACTGGTTAGTAGCGATTGTCATTTTTGCTCCAGACACTATTTTATAGTTTGTGGAGTTAGACTGCCCAATAGCCTGTGAGGTCTTGAACCTTCTGACCTCTTCCTGTAACTCAGCTATCTTCTTTTCAATGTCCATTTTACCCTAACACCCATCCGTAGTATGTGCCAATATCATAACTATCCACGATAGATAGCACACCTACTTCATTTGTCAATGCCGTCAATTTTAGATTGAAGGTCGTATACCTACTCCCAAGAGCATCGTTTCCGCCATAAGCACAGACTAGCCACTCCAAAACATTTGGGTTAGAACCCCTATACGCTTTCAGGAATGGGACGTAATAGAATTCCCCTTGAGAAATAATTTCAAACGCATACCTTAAAATCCCGACTACAGTTTTAGCAGGTTTATTGCCCACGAATCTGACTTTTAGAATATCTGTGGCTGAGCCAGTCCAACTATATTGATGGTCATAAGATTGCTCGATAAAGGTGTGACTCCCTTCTTTTAACTCGTTAGAAGTAAAAACTTGGACATCATTCATCCCGTAAATCTGACGGGCTTTCAACTGAATCACATCTTGCTCTATGCTAGCCACTTTATTTGCTAGGTGTGTCTCATTATAACTCTGAACCTGACCCATCTAACCCTCCACTACATTTTGTTCTTGCAACCACTTAGACCTCTTTCCTTGTGATGATTCTACATAAGCCGTGCCACTATATTGCCACAAAACATCCGACAATGCGCCCGTGCCAGTCGTTCCACCCACTAGTTCAGTTCCGACAGACAAAGTATTATCCTTATAACTTCGACCATCTTGCCAATAGTGCCAAACTTGAATATAATCGACTGGATATTCTGAACCTAAATCAACGGTTACGGCACCAGTAACATTACTGTCAGCTTGCCCTAGATAATTTTGTTCTGTGGTCGTATTCCCGTCTACTACAATCTGGGGGTCATTATGAGGAGACTCTGGAGTAAAACTGATTGTCACCGTCTTCCCACGAGCAATATCTACATATTCATTTCCTACCAACATCAATGCTTCGATTTCTACCCAGTGATTATAACCATTTACACTATTGCCAGCGATACTATCTCGGATATATCTTATCATTTTCTTTTCAGGACGCTGGATTGGACGTTCAACTGTTAAGGTCATTTTCTCGACAACATTTTCACTCAACGAATAGTCAATTTTAACTATTCTGTATTCCCCAGTTGTGGACTCGATAAAGTTTTCCCCGTGAACTTCCACTAGAACTACATCGCCGGTTTCAACATTCGACGGGTTGATTGAACCATCCCGTATCACAATCTTTGGAATGTTAGTCGGGTCTTTTCTATCGTAAAGATTACCAATCGCTTTACTTCTAAGCGTTTCTTCTAGACTGATATTACTATCTGTCGTGACGCTCTCCCTTGTCCCGATACTACTTCTGGAGGTGTTATTATATACGACTGTTTGTAAACGCTCGTCACCGATGCCCGAACCTAGCGCAATAATCTTGTTCGCCACATTAGACGCACTCCTAGAGATTGTCATTGAATCTACATTTCCTGGGTATTCTACTTCTAAGTCTAGTTTGTCTGCACCTTTTCTCTCATATACATTGAAGGTTCTGTCTGGCTCGAACTCAAACTCAAAATTGTCATCTTCCATATTAGTCAAGTTGATTAGTGCATCTTTAACGTTCTGAAGTTCATAGTTTACCTGCCGACTGCTCTCTTGATTTACTGAAGCAGTATCAACCCCAAGAGGGATATTCATATTACAAAGAGTAGCATTATCATTTACTGCATAAACATAGCAATCGTCAATCAATAAATTGGTGCTATCAGTCCTATTACATTCAACTAGAATATAGCTATTTTCAAAAGCAGTAGTATAACTGTTTACTTGAATGTGTTGCCAACTCCCATCCAAAGTGATGCTTGCAATTGTTCCTTGAGCGCTATATTCGGTAACATAGCGTCTTTCTCGCACATAACAATCAATACCACTCTGGCCCTTAACCCACATATCAACCTTAATAGTTTGACCAGTATCAACATCCATCTGTGTCCCACCAGACACCCAACCCGTGCCAGACCTACCGCAAGAGATACAGCCGTCGCCAGAATGTGCACTATTACTGTAAGCAATCGTCCCGTGACCAGATAGCCAGTAAGAAGTATCGATATCCCCAGTTGGGTTTTTCACTAGACAATCGGGTAGTTGAGCGGCCTGAACCAGTTTCCTAGCAATTTGAGCATAGGTATATCCACTCCAAGCCTCGTTTAGAATATACTGGTCTTTCAATAAGTTTAAGAACCCAGTGCCTTTAACTGAAATCTTTGAAGGCGGATTGTTAGAAATTTGAATATCAACATCTACAAGTTGACACCCTACGATATATTCGCCATTTCTACGAATCCGAATATCGTGGGCATAAGGTTTTAATAAGTCTTCTGAATCCAACCCCATCTCTTGACATTTTTTTTCAAACTCCATCAGGTCCATATCAAAACTGACTTCTTCCACGTCATTTAGTTGCCAAGTAATGTTTAACTCACCTACGACTAAGTAAGAAAGGTCGGCAACGAAAGTATTAGTTTTCCAATCCCATAATTCAATATCACAGTGGACTGGCTCGTTGATTTGTGCATTGTCCCAGACGGTTAAAATGTATGAATCAGTAACACTCGTAAAGTGGTCAGTAATTTTCACTTCCACCTTACAATCACTGCTCGCAGGAATATCGCTCACAGTAATTCTTCCAGAATAATCCCTCAAGAATGGCTTGTTTGTATCTATTGAACTACTCGGCGCACTCACCGTAGTCCAAGTTTTAAGAACATTACCTTCAGTATCTAGAACTCTGTATTGAACCGTAATGCTGTTTAAGTCATTTCCGCTGTTTAGACTAGCGTCTTGTAATCTAGCATAAGTCCCAGAATAGTCAATTCTTGCTGTGCCTATTGTCGGCAGTCGTTCCCCACTCACAGCCACAGTTGGCTTTTCCCAAGACAATGATAAAGCACTCTTATCCACTTGCGTATAAGTAGCCAACGAGTCGTAAGCAAAACCCTGAATAGTAATTAGATTGGACGGATAATCTGTGGTTCTATTTATCGGTTTGTTAAACCCAAACGAAATCACGACTGGATAACTAAAAGTAGTGTCGATAATAGTAAAATTATCAACCACCAGTTTCCCAGTGTATTTAGTTAGTGTCGCACCATCAGAACAAGTTCCTTTTGTCGCTTCGGGGATTCTCATTCCAACCATAGATTGCCCTTGAACATAAATCGGGCTAGTATATCCAGAGAATGTCGAAAGCCAATTTACTACGTTTGTATTCGCATCAAAGATTTCAAAATCAAAATTCGTAGGTGGTTGATGTTGTCCCGGAGAAGTGTAATTTTTTGTCGTTGTATTAGAAGCCAACCCTCCCGTGATTGCTACCTGACGAATTGAAAATCTAAAAGTCGTGCTAACTGGAAGCCCTGTGTAATCTACATAAGTAGTGGTCGCAGAACTTGTAGAAATAACTGGTCCATCTACCCACGCAGTAAAGGTTGAACCACCGTCAGTTGAATATCTATATTGAATTTTTTTCTGGGCAGAATAACCACCATCGGCAGGAACGCTGATTTGAACTCTAGCCGTTACAGTGCTAGCAGTTTCATATTGCAAAGTTGTTGCTGAAGTGATAGAAGGGACTGGAGGTCTCGTAGCTTGGTTGGCAGACACATAGTCTGAATAGACCGTAGTCCCATCAAAATCAGCTTGAGTTCTAGCACGATAGTAGTAAAGTTTATTTCCCTGCAGATTAGTATTATTGAAAGTTGAAGTGCCAGTAGTAGTTTTAGAATCTACCAACGTGGTCGGATTGGCACTGGTCCCAGCATATAAAGATACTACTCCGTTAGTCCCACCACCAAAAGATGTTGTCCCGTAAGTAGCAGTCTGGATTTTATAGTTAGAACCATTATTCGCTACTGTCAAAGTTGGTGTTGCTGGACCAATTGTTTTGGCCGTAAGATTATCATTTGTTGTAGTTCCAGCAGAAGTGGTCACTCGGCTTTGAATTGTATATTGCGTATTCGGGTCAAGATTAGAAATAGTGAAAGTCCCAGTTGTAGCACTTCCAGAATTTATCGTAGCACCCGTAACCCAAGTTGTCCCACCATCTACACTATATTCCAAAGTTTTACTGTATTGGCCACCATCGGCAGGTGCAGAATAATTTATCATTAGACTATTCGAACCAGCCGTATTCAAAGATAAAGTGGATTTCGGCGGAAGGGTAGTATAGACACCTTTATTTTTTGAGCCTGTACCTGCCCAACCATCATTCCAAGCAGAACTACGAGTAGCAGCATAAATACCTAGCGTATACATTGTATTCGGACGAATTGTCAAACTACCACTAGAACTATTACTCACGGTAATATCACCAGATAAACTCCCACCGTATTGAACTTGATACCTTCTTGGCTCAGTCATTCCTTGAGTCCAGCATTGTAGTTCTCGGTATTTTCTCTCGTCAGTCGAACCACCGCCACCCCAACCTGTCAAACTCACATTCGCTGTGAACGAATCAATCCCCCTTCGCACATTGCTCATATCGATTCCAGCAGGAGCGGTAAATGCCGATGAGTCATTAGACATTGCTGAATTACCCTCATTCAAGCCCATCCAGTTATACACTGTAAAAGTATAGGCATTAAGAGTAGCCCCATTGGGGTCGTTCACATATACATCAACTGAAAATAATTCTTGTTCGCTCGTAGTTGATGCAAGGGCAAAAGAGCCTTTATTCACCTGTGAGTGTTGAGTATCTCGCCAATAGACCCCACCATTATTTCCCCAACTCATCCCAGATACATTTGTCGATGTTTGGACTACATATCGGTAGTGAATTGTGCAAGTGCCTTCCCCAAGGGCAGTTCGTCGACCGTAAACTTTAGTGGTAACAGTATAGCCATACGGGGAGGTGAAACTCCTGGACATCAATAATTGGTCTTGGTCGGTAAAAACTGCCATTAGATGCCCGCCCTCGCTTCTTTAACCCATCTTATTACGCCAGAATTATTGTTTCCACTCGTGTTCGCAAAAGTAATTACATTCTCTCCAGGAATAAGCGTCCACCACTCTGAAGTGGCAAGCCTATGTGAGTTATAGCAGACATCATTTACAATTACAGTTCTTTTTCCAAAATCAATTATTGTATTTCCGCCCGGTAAACTATTGTCAAGAGCAAAAGTCTTCCCGGTCGTTTCGTTAGTTGCAGAAAATCCAGTAATTGTGCCATTCCAAGTAATTATCGGGTAAGTGTCCACTGAACTAGCGCTATCAATAGTTATTGTCCCTGTCCCAGAAGTTATTGTCATTGAGGCACTTGTCCTTATTGTTGAAGGGTCAGTAGAACCGTCATTTAATTTATAGAATATCGGGTCAGGACAAAGCAAAGTGACCTGATATTTTCCAGACACTTCGTTTTCAATGTCTGATTTTACGTTTGTCACTACCCCTTCAGTATACCAATTGTGTGTCGCAGTAGTAATTATAGTCGGGTGGAGATAACGAATCCTCAAAAGCCCGAATAGAGTTTCTCGCAATTCAGACGCTTCTTCACAATCAGCACCAATATAGAAGCCATTTATCACGATAGTTCTGTGTCCGTAAAAATGACCTGAAACAAAGCCTCCATCACGCCCAGCATACAAGCCGTCTCCCACTCTGATAGCAGGACTTTCCAATCCTTGAACAGGAGGTGCTAAATGAAACGGTGAATCACCTCCGACATATAAGATACTTCCTATTTTTATCTGCATATTATACCTTACTCAATTCCCAAGCCAAATCTCGTTGAACTTGCTCAACATCGTATTCGGTGTAATTATTATTAGTTTGTCTTATTATAACATTGCCATTTGTCCTAGCATAACTACCTTCGATATCCATACTTGGAGCAAGACCACCACTTGTGCCTACATTTAGTGTTGGAGACATTGCAAGGTCATCTATTGTCAAAGCGTCAATCACTTGGTCGGCTAGACTGTTTGCTTCGTCCACCAAAGCACCTTCGGAGGCCTTCAAACCTTCCACCAAACCTTCCACCGCAAAGACACCAGATTCCATAGTGGTTTGCCACGGCGAACCCTGACCACCTCTATCTTTCAAACCTTGTAAGAACCTATCAGCAATCCACCAACCTGCATTATAGACACCATCGCCACTTCCTGCTCTACCCCAAGCACCGTTAATGAAGCCTTGAACAGCCCACCACCCTGCATTGCCATAATCTATATCATATAAGCCTTGACGGAACCTCTCGCCCAATGACCTACCTTGGTAGTATTCATCTTGCATTCTATTGTTAATCGCCCACCAGAACGCACTTTGTAGAGCATTCCCTGCATTAGTCATAGCATCGCCTTGACTCTGAACACCAGACGCAAGAGATTGACCAAGTTTAGCACCGATATTTTCAAAGTCACTCGTCCTATTGCTGAGGCTATCGGACACTCCATTTAATAGTTGATTCAAAGCACTCGTCAATGATTCGATGACACTTCCATTATCAACACTCTGAAGATTCTGAATAACTGAAGCAAACTCACCTAACTTCTGTGCTATGGTTTTGCTTTTTTCAATAACTTCTATCTTGCTGTCTAGACTACTCGATTGGCTATTGTTAATCTGCCCAATTTCCCAGACTAGGTTTCTTACTGTTTGGACCCAAGTTGTTGCGTTATCAGCAACGGGATATTTACCTAGTAGTTGAGTGGTCTTGGCAACTTCAGTAAACTTATTCAAGATACTTTGAATCTTACCCATATCACTTTCTTTTTGGTCAATCCAACCACCAGTGTCAACCTTGCCAATTTCCAGAACGATATTTCGGATTTTTTCAATCTTACTTTTCGCACTATTGTCACCTTCTAGATAACTCAAGTTAAACTGAGCAATCTGCCAAATTACAGGTTCAAGTTCAGTAAACTTGTTAAGGATGCTCTGGATTTTACCCACATCGCTTTCCTTCTGGTCAATCCAACCGCCCGTATTCACAGAGCCAATCGCAAGGACGATATCTTTAATATTATCAACATTCTCGATTACTGTGGTTTCTAGCGCGTCTGAAATCTTATTCTCGTTATCACCTAACGACTTAATGGTCGGTATCATTTCTAAGTAGTTGTTGACGATACTCTTAATTTTGTCAACATCATTAGCCACAGTGCCCATATCGTTAAAGATATTGAATAGACCACGTCCACCGTAAGACTGATTGCGCAATAGAGTAATCACGGCTACCATTGAAACAAGACTCTTGGCAATGGCCGTTTCATCTGGTTTGAAGTTAGCCAGTTTGTTCAAAGCATCTACCATATTGCCATAGACAATCACAATCCTACCGGCATTTTCGACTGTGGATGCTTCCATATCTAACGCAGAAGCCTCTAGCCACCCAGTAATCACATCAGTTTTTGCCTTGATAGTATCCAGAGTAGTCTTAATATAATTCAAGTTACCCTCAATAGCGTCTGCATTTAGTTCAATCTGGGATAATTTATTCAACTGTTCTGCGACATAGACATACATATCTATGATTCTGGTCAACGGTCCGACTTCCCAGCTCGCTACAATCGTGCCAATCAAAGTTCCGAGGTCAGTATCAGCAATCTTATTCAGAACTTTCATAATCAGGTCAATTTTGTCATTGACTCCATCAAAGTCATCAGGAACTGTCATATAGACTTTGTATAGAGCATCTGAAACTTTACATAGTTCATCACAGATAGCAGTAATACTTAACCAACCCAAACCAACAAGTGGTGCAAAAAGCCCGAATATAGCACTAAATCCACCCATTGCACCGAGAGCCTCAATCATCTCAAGAATAATATGCTGGAACTTTCCAAAGTCAATATCCTTCATATTATCATAAGCAGACCTGCAAGCCATTCCTACTAGAGCAACGTCTCCAGCCACCCCAGCAATCATCAATAACCCTGGACCGACAATCGGACTGAATATACCAAGCAAAGCACTGAATCCACCAAAGACTGTCAACGCTTCAATCATTTCTACAATCACGAGTTGATATTTGACAAAATCAATATCTTTCATCACATTGTAAGCCGAACTACAAGCCAAACCTATAAGAGCAACATCAGCCGCAACCCCAGCAATTACCAAGATTCCAGCAAGCCCGACTTTAAGCATATCGGCAAGTTTTGCCAATGCACCGAATACTACGACAGCCTCTACCATCTCCACTAGACAGACTTGGAACTTTACAAAGTCAACATCTTTCAAAGCATTGTAAGCAAGCCATAGAGCACCAGCGACAGCGGCAATAGCACCTGCAATGTAGATTATTGTCTTTGCCCCTTGCTGAATTGAACTCATCCAACCATTAGCCTTGGAGAAACTCTGGCCTGTCGTTTGAACACTCTGGCTGATTTGTGTAGAACTTTCAGCAATCTGTTGAACTGGTTTGCTTGTCTTGGTAACTTGTTTCGCTGTTTTTGCTACTTGCGATGATTCTTTTGGACTCAACCATCCTTGAATCTTATTTAATATCTTTCCACTGACGGTAGTATCTTCACGAGGGATTTTGTCAACCACTTCAAGTAGCCCATCTCTTAATCCGAGCCCTAGGTCAGCAGACTTGAATAGAGAACCGGCAATTCCTTGCGCACCAAGCCCACCGTTCAACAAACCTTGCCCAATTTTGTTGAACAGAGCCTTTACTACTTTCGGACCAAACTTCACTACTCCCCAAGCACCAATAGCCCCTAGTATAATATTCGGAAGCATACTCTTGACTTTTTCAAGATTGGCAGTGATACCTTCTTTAATCCCACTAACTAAATCATCAGTGCCATTGGTGTTAACACCCCCACCTGTAGTGTCTGTGCCAACACCGCCAGACTTCGCTAGTTCTCTCTTGGCTTTTTCAATGTAATCGCCAAGTTGGTCTAACGCACTTTCTAGCGTAGGCATAGCACCATAAACACCCTCGGCAATGTTCTCAACCAATCTACCACCGACATCTTCAATATCTACTGTAGTGCCATCTACACCATTTTTCAACTGGTTGATTTGCTCTAGGGTGTCTTCCTTGAGGTCGGTCATCTGGCGGACACCTTCGTCATTAGCAATAGATTGCTTCTTCAGCCACATATCATTCAAAGTGCTAAGTTCATCAGAAGTCATCTGGGCAATAGCACTCAATTCGCCCGTAGCATTTATTCCCATTGCTTGGAGTTCTTTAACCAATTCATCATCTAGACCAAGATTAGCAATACTCTTTTGAGCCTCAGCCCACTCTTGCATCTTAGCAACTTGTTTATCTAGATTTTTCAAGATTTGATTTGAATTCTTACTACCGCCAAGATTCACTTCGTCAAAGAGACCATACATCGACGCAATCTTATCTATAGTATTGTCAAGTGCATTATTGTAGGATTGCTGTAATTCTAGAATCTTAAGATTTGCTTTCTTGCGAGCCTCTTCCATTTTACCAATGGCATAGTTATATTGCTCAGAGCCTTCCGTAAAGAGTTTTGATACTTTCCTCCACTCTTTGTACTCGGCATTGATATCCAAGATTCCAAAGTCAACCTTGTTAGCGATAATCTTTTCACTTAACTTTAAGATATCTTCTGCTAGGTTTGTCATTGCCACTTGGACAACATCCTCACTGTTAGTGATACCTTCGGCTAAACCTAACCCCATATTGATACCCATATCATACATCACGGTAGATGGTGAGTGGATACCAAACATATTCTTGAAAGTAGTAAGAATTGAAGACGCTACCTGCTTTACAAAGTTGATGACTTTACTCGCACCTTCTCTTATCCCGTTGAATAGCCCAGTCATTATATTATGACCGATAGTATTTAACTTTTCAGGTAGATTTTCAAAGATTTTACTTATGCCACCCAATTCTTTAATATACTGAATCAACAGCGTTATAGCCGTTACAGCAAACATAATCGGGCTAGCGTTTATCAACTTCAAACTCAAGAAGAAGGACATCAGCCCTGCTAACACTTCTGGAGGGATGCTCGCTATCGCTTTAGCAATCATTGACAGGGTGGACGCTACTACCTGCAGAACTGTCTTTATCGCACCAGAACTGGCCAATTCTTTTATCATATTGACAAAGACTGGCAAAACACCTCTCACAGCCTCCATCAGATTAGAAATCAAATCTTTAAGAGCACCCACAAGTTCGGAAATAGTGTTCTTGAAATCTTCATCATTCTTGATGGCTTCCATAAACCCAACACCGAGTAATGCAACTAAAGCGGACAAAAGAGGATGAGTGCTAACTAAATCTTTGATGCTTTGCCCTAAACCTCCGAAACTTCTGCTAACTTTATCAATAACAGGGCCAATTCCCGGTAAGAAACTTCCCAGTCTTCCTAGAGCAACTATCAGTCCACCGAGAATAGGTATCAAAAGTTCAGAGTTATCACCTAGGAAGTCAAGCATCCTACTAAACGCATTCATCGCTGGTTCCATCATATCAGTAATCTGCTGAATGACTTTACCTAGTGCATTCCCTATTTTTTCAAAGCCTGAATAAATCCTTTGACCAGTTTCGCTATCCATTATGTCGGCAAAGGTTTTCAAAAATCTAGTAGCAGCCCTGTATAACCCATTTTCAGCGATTTCCAAGCCTCCAGTCATTGAGGTAGTATACCCAGCAAGAGCAGCCTTCATATTGGACATTCTACCTTTGAACCTATCAATCTGACGGGACAAGGTTGCATTGAACCTCTCCATAGCATCTGAATCTGCTAGCGACTCGAAAGCGGCTTTGAAATCTTCAACAGAAATCTTGCCTTTTGATGCTAACTCACGAATTTGTCCAGAGGTAGTTTTCAATCTATCTGCCAAAGCACCTATAATCGGAACATCTTGGTTATTCAACTGCAGAAGGTCCATAGTGTTAATACGCCCATCAGAAATCATCCTCTGGTAGTAGTAAGCCAAAGTATCAATTTTAGCACCCGTGGACAAAGATACCTTACCCAATTTATCAAGCAAGTTAGGAATTTCTTTTAACTCGGCACCAAACTGAATAAGACTTTTAGTGGCAGTAGTTACTTCAAAGCGGTTGAACGGGTTATTCTTGAAATACTTGACAGCCATAGCCATCGCTTGATTACCTGCTTCAACAGAGTGTGTCAAGCCAATCATCTGAATCTGAATATTTTCAAGAGCAGAGGTATCAGCAATAGCACCTTTAGCCATCTTAACTAAAGAACCTGCAGCAGCAGTGGCACCTGCAGTTAAAGCACCAAAACCAATATTCTTTAGCAAAGTTCCGATATTTTTTAACTGGCCAGAAAAATCATCTGCAGCATCATAAGCATCTGCAAACGCTTCTCTAGCAGAATCAGCAAACTCGCCAAACTCTTGTCTGGCTTTCTTGCCGAATCCATCAAATCCTGATTTAGAAAGTTGGGCATCTACATCAGAAGCAGCCTCACTGACACTTTCTAAACTCTCTACAGCCTCTTCAACACTCCGTCTAAGAGGTGCAACATCTCCTTCAAATCGTATTTCAACAGAGCCACCGTCTATCGCCATTTGTAATCCCTTGTGTTATTTCATTTGTTTTTCAAAATGTTCAGTTAATTTCTTAACACCAGAGCCTTTCTTAGTATGGGGAGCAGCCGCTATTTGTGTAAAGTCGTATTTATTTTTAGCATCTATCTTTTCTGCTACTCTTAAGAGTAACTTTATATCCCGAACTGATAGTTGGGAAGCCTCTTTTAAGGTGTATTGTGGGTAGTGATAACATACTGTCGCCCACAGTTCCCTCTTATTGGTCTCGCTACTTGTCGGGTGGATAGACTTGGCTACTATCCTTTTTTCACCCCCTGCCATTTAATTTACTCCGCCGATAGTTGGTCTGTCATCATCTTGTTAAAAGCACGAACCACAGGATAAGGTTGTTTTTTCAATGTTTCCTGAATAGGAGTTGAATGATTGACTGGAATCACTAGACTATACAGAGTATCAGTAAGTTTTTTGTCAATCTCTGCAATTTTTTCTACACTCTCAGGGGTGCCTTCTTTTTCAGCCTTTTCCCGTTCTTTATAGAGGTCCGTGATAGGGTCAATTTCTTCCAAAGTCGGATATCTGAAATCATAATCCAATCCGCCGATAGAAAACTCAAACCTATCGTTTGTGTTGTCGTTAAGGTTAATTCGTGAACTCATCTGGTTCTGTCCTTTCTATTTGCCGTTAAATGGCTTTATTATCGCCTCTAAGAGCCTTCTCGTATCAAAGACGATACTTTATACTAGTTGTAAGAAAAAGCCTCAGAAACGCTTTATTTATATCTACCACTATTATAGCATAGAAGAGATTTTCAATGCCACAAAAAAGACCCCTATATTTAGAGGTCTTTTCGTTAATCTTACGATTAAGATTCGGCATTCTTGAAGAACTGAATAATGCCTTCGCCCTGTTCCGGCTCACCACGGAAGGTAATCGTAACAGTTCTAAGAGCGTTATCAGCAATATCAACCGTTGAAAGGCTCGTGCGAGCATTCACCAAGCGAGTAACTTCCCCGTTACAAGAAATGATATCGAGGTCATAGTTCGTATTGGTGGTATCACACTGAGCAGCGACAATATCAATCGCACCGCCTTCTGGAGCAGTCTCACCAGTTGACATCGTTTCGCCTTCAGCAACATAATACTGAGGGAGAATCGCAGACAAGGCTTCCACATCAGACGCAAGAAGCGTTAGGTCAATAGAAGCGGTGATTGCACCATCAACCGTGTAAGTTCGTCCATCAACAGTTTGATAGTCGTTGGTCGCAACATCGTAGTTGAAACCGATTTCCGAAACATCTACAACAGGGTTTTCACCCCATTTGATTGAAAATGGTCCTTTTACTAACATCTTTTGAATTTCCTTCTATTAGTTGTTTAACTTTTTTCACAACTCTTGTAAACCTCAATCTGGCAGTTGATACTTCCAGTCATTCGGTTTTCTGAATCGAGGTCTTGGTCGGCAGGCAGTTGTGTAGCCTTTATACCGACCAGCTCGAAACCTTCTAAACTGACACAATGTGCACAGTTCAGAGTTTGTTCCAGGTCATTCAACACTTCATCTACCTTTCTAGCACTATTGCTTCGATAGTAGATTAGTATTTGATAGGTTTTTATCATTTCCCCAGTTTTATTTGTGGAGGCAGGATATCCACCTGTCGGAATTAGCCACAGAACTTCTGTTTCTGTTTTCTTTGAATTGGGCACTCTATACAGATAAATGTTTTGCCCAGATACTCCATAACCTTTTTCTTCAATAAACTTCACAAACGATTGCAGTAGTGTCATACTAGCCCTCCCATTCTAAGATACTCTGGTATTCTTGCTACTACTTTTTCAACTGACTCTTGAACGAAATGTGCGTGAGTTCCTGGTGTAGTATAGTGTCGGACAACGTGGGTTCCATCTGCCCTCATTCCTCTTTCTTGGTATTGAGCATAAGGAACATTCCAAGTCATTATACCCAGCATCGGAGAAGGCATCTGTTTTGTCACTGATGTCCTCAACGCACCTTCTTTATAAGGGGTTATCTGGGTAGACAAGTTATGAGTATCTTCCATCATCATTCTTATAGCAATCTGACAAGCATTTTGAACTTGCTGTGGCACTGTATCTAGATATAAGTGAGTTGTCATTCCCATTATGACTCCTCCAAATCTTCTAGAGCAGAACATTTAGTTAGTCTGCAGTGGATATTATTCAAATCGTTGTCCAAGAGTTTTCTTTGCCCTAAGACGCAACTTGAAATCTTATACCACGCTTGGTTCTGCTTTCCACCGTGTAAGTTAGCCACGATATACATTCCCTCTAGACGGTAAGCATTTTCCTTTACGAAGGGATTTTCAATATCAAGATAGATATGAGCATCGGTCCCTAGTGCCTCTACATAATTTGCTTCGTTTTGTGAAGCACCTAGTCTGAATAAACCGTTAAGATGTTCAACGTGAATAATCGCATTATCTCCGTATTCATCTTGACCAGTTTCAATCAGCAGGACGGGGTCTTTATATTCTAGTAGTAGATTCATATTGTTGGTATCCGGGTTATAGAACCATACGGACCGGCATATTTCTCTAGAATAAGTTTATTTTCAATCAACTCTTCAGGTGGTTTAATATCACCTTTTGACCAAGAATGACCATCCACTGATTCGCTCTTAATATCTTTGGTAGGGTCAGCATAGTAGTTAATCATATCGCACCAGAGATATAATAGGTCATCTGGTATATCTGACTCTTCATCAGTGAAATCGACCCAGTCAGCATCTACTATTAGCTGGATACAATCTTTACACTCGCAATCGCAGAAACAAGTTTTGCATTTTTCAACATATTTACCGATACCTTGTGCCATAAAATGCTTAGTATAGAACTCAAAGGTCTTGAAAGTAATAAACTTTTTATCTTCGGTCACTTTACCAAGTTTCACATTATAGACATCCAAGAACGGGTCAACGTGCAGGAACTTGTCTTTTGAATTGTAAGGAAAGATTTTGATAATTCCCTTCACTTCATCTGCAGGAAGTAAAGTTTCAGATTGTGGAATATCTGGACAAACGCATTCCCTCTGTGCTTTGCCCAATTCTGTGTAAAGGTTCGAGGCTTTTAGCGTGAAGCCTAGTAACGACTCAAGTTTGGTTTGAACTCTTTTAATCTGAGCCTCAAAGTAAACTTTTTTACTATCGGGAATAACTATTCCCATCAGTTTTTCATATTCTTCTAAGTCCACGCTAAAATCCTTTGTTTGTTAAATCTGATTAAGACTCGGTAGCAAGTTGCTTGATACCAGATACACGAGTCACATCCTTGATTGCACCACCACGGAAGAAGGAGCCACGGAGCACCAATTCATTCCTCTGGTATGCAGAACGGACAGTTCCATTGACTTCATAAGAAGCCTCGGTAGCCACATCATATTGTAAGCCACCAGAAGTGTAACCTACGAACTCGCTAAGGTCAGCATAGAACACAGCGTGAGTGATAGGCACTTCCTCACCATCAACCGTAAAGGCGATAGCATCAGAAGATTCAATTGTTGGCATCAAATCGTTAGGAACGACAATGTATGGGGTTCCAAAGATTTGTGGGATTTCACCATCGGTAAAGATGTGTGAAAGAGGACCATTTACGCCAGCTTCAAGAGCGTGAGCTTTGAGCTGTGCAAAGGTCTTGTTGTTGAAGATGAGAGTTCCATTGACGGTAGCGTCAGAAATCTCAGCAATTGCCTGTAGCCAAGCAACCATCGCTTCGGTATCAGTGCTTGGAGCATAGTCAACACTCTGTTGACTCTCAAGAACAGCCTGCTCAAGACGGGCAATTACCAACTGAGCACGCTTGCGGTCATAGTCATTGCGATAACCAGCAGCGACATCAGCTAACAAATCAACAGCGAAGAAACGGGTAGCGGCGTTACAGACAACAGTAACAGCAGCCATTTCCTCTAGTTTGCTGGTTTGTGGTTCGGCAGTGTATTCAGAAATTGGTTTGAGATTACCATCCTCGCCATCATCGCAGAGGGCAACATTCTTCATATCAATGTCACCGTTTCTCTTCAACCAAGCGAACTCTAGGCTATCAGTCTCACGCCAGTTGGTGGCTTTGATAATAGCAGTGTAATCAGTTCTTTTACCGATGATTTCTTTATACATCTCCGGTGGAATCACAAAGTTACCCATCGACGCAATTGTCATTGAGTTCTTTGCGATACCCTCAGCCTTGAGAGCACCGAGGTTGACCTCGTTAATCTCATTGAGGGTTTTGCGTGCTTCAATAGAGCCAGCACGGAAGGCTTCCCAAGCAGCGTTAACCTGCTTGTTATAGCGGTCTTTCCACGACATATCAGCGAAAGCAACGCTATTTTCATCTTTTTTGAATTCTGGAGCAGTTGCTGGGGTTGCATTTGCAAAATAACCCTTGAGAGCCTCTGCAACAGCATTCTGGATTTTCTCTTCGTCCATTTGAGTTTCCTCTATATTATTTTCTACTTTATCTGTAGTTTCGTTAAGGTCATCTTCGACAATTTCCTCAACACCCTCTACAGTGGGTTCTTCTACAGCCGTAGCTTTTTCTACTAAGCTGGTAAGATTATCAATCTTAGCAAAGAGTTCTTTCACTTCTGCATCAGAGATTTCGTTATCGACCTCAATTTGTTCAATTTCCTCTTCAGCTTCTGCTTCAGTTTCCTCTTCTTCCTCGATAGCCTCTTTAGTTTCCTCGTCGGCTGGTTCAAGAGTAGTCTCTTCACCTTCGACAACGGCTTCTACAGTGCCATCTTCGTTGACTTCTTTGATTTCAACTTCATCTACGACTTTTTTGGATTCTTCGTCCATTTCGTTTTCTTCCTTTTTAACATTTAGGAACTCTTCAGCTATTCCGGTAACATCAAGTCCATCCTGTCTAGATTTCTCTAGCGAGTTACGAACTGTATTTATCACAGCTGAATAGTTATTCGGGCAAACTACTTGAGATAGACCGACCAACTCGTGATTATACAGAGTTCCATCCATATCGTTTGCAGAAGGTCCTACTGTTTCGGTGCTGAAGGCATTAGAAAAGCCTCCTACGAGAAGGTCATACGCCAATCTAGCGTAAGGATTCTGTTTGACGGCATAGACAATTTTATTCACAGTCAAACGACCATTCTTCTTACTCACCCCTTCCACTCGACCGATAATATTCTTTAGCTTGTCTTCGTGGTCGGCAGTAAGTTGTCCTTGATACTTGGAAATATCCAAAGTATCAATGTCATATCTAGTGCCGTTTCTCTGGACATTATTGTCCGAGATACAAAGTCCATTCGGGAAGGATACAATTCCTTCACCTTCATCATTGTAGGAGTTCTTAGTGACTTCAACTTGATTCTTGACAATATTCACCTTGAACCTCTTTATGTTAAGTTTTTAAGAGAACTGGCTAAACAGCTCTTCGTCTCTATCAATAATTATAGCATAGAGGCATTTTCAATATCCCTTGACAACTTCTAGTATTTGATATACAATTAGATTGTAGAGGCTTTTCTCCATAAGACTCCACGAATCTTATATTGTCGCCTCTACAGATTTTTTCATAAGACCTAGAGACCGCACCATCTAGGTCTTTTCTCCGCCCAAAAAACCACCCCGAGCACTATATGCAACGTATACAATAGCACAGAACGAATCTGTTAATTTATTATTGTTGGGTGGCTTTCTGGATTATGATTTGATAAGCTACAAGACTAAAATAGTCTCTACTTTTTATTATAATATCTTTTTGTCATTTTTCAAGAAAAAGCCCTCACTTGGAGGGCTGAAACCTATCCACTATTTCTAACTGTGCTTTAAGAGCATCTGCTGTGGGGTCTTCTATACACTCGAACAGAGCGATAAAGACTCGTAATCTTTTGTCAATCGGGTCGGTGTTTTTTATAGCACCATACTTCTCCAGCATCTTCAGTTGTTCCGTAGCACTTCTGATACTACAGTATCGAGGAACAGGGATTGTCATTATCAATGAATGAAGTTCTCGGTGTAAGGTGTCACGAGGAATATACACTCTGCAATACCAATGCATCCTGAGTTCCCCTTTCAAACCCCCCTTCCAATATCTCTTCTGAAAGAAGATATGGTGACAATCTTTTCCTTGTAACCTCGCATCCTTTTTCCGACTCTTCTTGATACGCTGTCTTAACCTTCTTTTTTTAGACATATTCCTCACCTCCCTTCCAAAAAAGAAGAAGACGATACATATATCATCTTCGGCTACAAGACGGCTCCTAGATAGCAATACGTGCGAAATAGCGTAGGTTTTATTTGAATGTTCTACCACGGGCTAAAGCCGTGTGATAAGCCCACCCAACTCGCACACAGTTTTAGAAAATACTGCTATTCAAGATACTTAAAATGATACCCTCTACAGTGTGAAAGTTTCCCTTGTAGATGAAACACTATGTCTGAGTGGGGATATTTCAACCACCTGAATACCTCACGAACACTTTCAAAAGTTTGATTGGTCTCTATGCAAAGAACTTTCCTCCTGGGTCTGACAGAAAAGCCGTTAAGTTTATAGACTCTGTGTCGCATATTTTCAGAGGCAGTGCACCACTCAAGATTTTCAACTCGATTATCTGCTCTGATGCCATTTTTATGATTGACTTGTGGTTTATTATCTGGGTTTGGAATAAATGCTTCAGCCACTAACCTATGGGCAAATCTGAATTGTGGTTTTTCTCTGCCGTATAAGTAATAACGCACATACCCACCCTTATCTAACCTTTTTTTCAAAATAACCCCGTTAGTCTTTCTGTAAAAACTCCTGACATTTCCAAGATTGCTGACCTCATATTTACCACCGTATTCTGCAATCTTTTTCCAAACCTCCATATCTATATTATACTACCATTCTTTCGGTGTGTTAACTGGTCTTCCTTTTTCTTTTTCAGAATTTACCCAGTTTTTGAAAGCATCCTCCATCACCCAGTTTCCTTCTAACCCACCTTTTTCTATCTTCCCAAAGTATTTTTCAGCCATTTTCATAATAGTATCGTGGTTTTCTGGATGAGCCCTCATCTCATTTCCAAGTTCTATACGAAGACTGGACCTACGAATTTCTAGCAGAACTTTGTCTATATCATCGAATCTACGCTTCATCTCTTTAAGCGACCCACTGGCCTCCTCAATATGATTTTGTAGTTCAGTTCTTGACCTAGCCTCGCTTTTGTAGATAAGAAAAATAATTGCCAAAGCCGCTATTGTAGTCGCCGTAGTCGCAATCGTAGTCTTTACAGCATCCACTCCAAAAATAGCGACAAGCAAGGTGGTAACAGATGCATCAAAACCGATTGCCCCTGCTATCCACCCTTTCATTTCTTTCACATTGTCAAGAACTGTCATTTTCTAAAACCTTACTGTTCTATTTTCCTTTCTTATTATCTCCACTTTCTGTATGGGTAATATGCAACGCTAGGGAATTTGCTTTTAATATTGGTACTGTTTCCAGAAGCCGACATACCTGCTATGTACGATAAGGCAGACGATGAGCCTGCGGAAAAAGACTCCGTGTCACTGGCTTGGAAACAGGTCGAAATGTCGTTGTTTGGAAAGGACACGGAAGCCAGGCTACTACAATTATGGGCAAACCTTTGTCCTATTGATGTTATATTAGGCATACCAGTAAGACTTATACTCTTCAAACTAGAACAAGTCACAAGAGCATTTCCCCCAAGCGTCTCAAGCAAAGGAATGCTAGAAAAACTTGCAGATTGAAGATATGAGCAATTACTACAGAAAGTACTTCCAATAGTTGTACAATGTGGCAATGATGGAATCGCTTGAAGTCGTGTAATACTACAGAAGCTGTTGCCCGCAGTTACAAGGTTTGGCAGTTTGACAGAAGTAAAATTTGAAGACGCTAAGAAATAATCACCAACAGATGTGACTGCCGGGAGGCTTATTTCCCCAGTTGCTTTGTCCATATAGGCTAAGAAGCCATCACCGATTGTAGTCAATCCAGTAGCAAGACTAGCATCAAAACTTAAAAAATTGTCGCAGCCACCCAGAAAATAATTACCTATACTAGTAACTTCGCTACCAAGAATATAACCTACGATTTGACCAGGGACAATGGTGTCACCGTTAGGTAAAACAACGCTACTGGAACTATCTGTATAGAATTTTCCAAAATCCTGTAACGTGTCTATCGTGCACTCTTTCCTTTCTGAAGTAATGTCAATACCTGAAGTTCCCATAATACGAACTTCTGCAAAAATATCCACAATGTTCGTAATACGAACACCAATTTCGGATTCTACTTCTGCGGTTGTATAGGTATCGCCACCTCCCCATCCTACTTGCCAAGAGCCATCTTCGTATCGCAACTCAACATCGTTTCCTTCTACAAAAGGCATAAGTTTAGAAGAATCTACCACCTCTGCATTGCATCCCATCGCCATAACGTCCTCGATAACGAAAGAAAGTCTTGTATAGTAAGCTACTTTCCCATAATCACCGATAGGGACATTCCCACCGCCCCCAGTAGGGATGCTAGCAATCTCCTCTGCTAGTCCCGCTAAGCCAGTATCTCCAACGGTACCACCAGCAGTGGTTACAGCAGTTTTTGCAGCCGACAAGTTTGTTGCTAAATCTTCTATTTCACTTGCTATTGTCATTAGCTCTCTCCTCCATTGTTAATTATGTTTAGGGCAGACTCGATATTCCCAACGATATTGTCAACGTAGCCCTTGGTCGCTACCTCATCCCAAGTATATGTGCTTCCTGAAACTGCTGTGCAGATATAAAGTTTACCATTCGTGGTATCTTCTAAAATCTGTCCTACTGTTCCTACGGTAGCTGTGGTTGGAGCTCCTGCATTTTTGATGGCAATACTATCGATTGTTTCTTTCAACACCTTACCTTGATTTGCTGAAAGAGGTCGGTTGATAGTTGTTGCTAGCAAATTGTCAACACAATCATTACCTTTTAGAAAAACTTGGTTAATATCTGTACAATCTCCAGTAGTAGGGTCAACCCAAAAATATCGTATGTGTCCTCCTGCGCCGGTCATTGTATAGAGCTGTACTGCATCATTAGGACCGCCAGAGACTTTAATGAAGAATGATGAAGTCGTGAATGCCAAGCTTTGGGCAGAAGTAGGATAAACCTTAACAAGTTCAGGGCTATGATAAATCCCATCAGAAAGCCTCCACAAAGCTACACCTGCTGGATTGTTATCTGGATAATCATAATCAGCACTGCTCAAATTACGGATAAGAGATTGTATGTTGCTGATTTTATCATTAAGCACTTTACCTTGATAAGCAGCTAGTGGAATATCTGTGCTATCTGATGACAACGAGTTGTGCGGTATTGGTCCAATAGTCTCAAAGCCACTTGGGCTATACCCAGTGGAGTTGGTGACTGTGACTGCAGAAAGAACAAAGTTTCTGGTAAGCCCAGTGCCAACGCTTTGTACCATTTTTTTAATCTTTACAATCGGAAGTCCATAAGTACCGTTAACTCCAACTATATACGTCGCGTCTTGGTCTGCTACCGCTGGAGAACCCCCTTGCATAGACATCTCGTACGAGTATGCTACACAGCCAGAACCTAGTGTGTATGTTCCAGCTGGAAGAAGCCAGAGAGCTACTCCTTTTGGATTGTCAATTGGATAGTTATAGTCATCAGCAGTAAGAACTCTAGCCACACCGACTAAACCATCGGTATAGTTTTTAGTAGTAAATTTGTTCCAGTTAGTTCCGTCGTATTGGTAAAGCTCTCCGCTAGTCTTGTCTTCATACAAAACACCAGCACCCTCTATCGGAACTCCTGAAGGAGTACCATTTCCACTCTTAATATAGTCTGTAATCATAGATGTTACAGTATCTCTGGAAGCAAAACTCGCAGATGCCGATAGTACACCAGTAGCGACTGTAACCTCGAATCTGTCTATTACTGGTCCATAAGATTTTTGTATGTAGGAATGGTGCATTTCAAAAGTATAAATGTTCTTAGTTTGGCTACTTGCGGAGCTCACTAGGTAGCATAATGGGTTTTCAGAATAGAAAGTCTTGTAAATTCCTACTTTTACTCCTGCTAGAGCAGAATATAAGCCATCCTCTAAGAGCCAGAGTGCCACAGAATCATAGGGTGCTGTCGTATCCTTAGACACAGAGTTCCAGTTATAATTAGCTGTAGTGAGAACCTTTGCTTTGCCTTTCATTGCAGTCGTAGCTGATTGAGTCATAGCACCATCTATACCGTTACCTTCTTGAGAATATAGAACAATATCGGTATCAACTTTAACCCAACTGTCATTTATCCACCTGTACAAGTCGTAGGTGTCTGTTTGCCCTGTTTTTGGGACATAATAGAGGACACCCTCTTCTCCTTCTTCTGGAAGTTCCTCGACTAGTTGAACTGCTTGGTCAACAGGTTGTGCTGCCAGAACCCAACCGTTGTCATAGATATACATCCCATAGACTTTTGTTGGATTTTCAGCGTCGTCGACTAGAACGTAAATCGCCCCTTTCTTTCCTTCTTCGGGTAATTCTGAAACTAGTTCAGTTCCACCCTCAACGATAGACACCTTATAGGGGTGGGAATTAGCGAACATACCATCAGACTCACTCGTTAAAGCCACCTTATAAGGATGACTATTTGCATTTTCTATTGTCATTTTATAAGTCCATTTCTAAGATTATTCTGTTAATTCTATTATAACACTTCACCCCCACACCTTCTTTTCTGGAATATTTTTCCAAGTCGTTTATTTGATTTCCTTTGCTTTCACGCTTAGTATGCTTTTCGCCTGACTGTCAACATAAAATCTGAATTTTCGTTTACAGCCTCGACACATCACTTCACCAGATGAACCTGGGAATACTTTAAGACAGAGTTTGTTACATTTTATTAGTTTGTCATTTTTCTTATCGTAAACCATAGCGGGACATCTGATAGCGATTAACCTCTCATCATCCATCAATACTCCTTTACGATTCTAAAGTTGCGACCTCTAAAACACCTGTTTCCTTGTCCTCTTCTTTGACTTCATTCGTAGTTTTTTTCTTACGAGTGTAAGTTCGTTTTTTCACCTTTACTGGTTCTTGGCGTCTCTTCCATTCTTCCAGTGTAGCCTCTTCTTTTTCGGTGAGTTTGAAGTTTGGGATATTTGCCAACTTCAATAACCTTTTAATTTCTCGGTCCATCTTTTACCTTTCGTTATTGTTAATTTTATTGTAATGGTCTGTTACCATTTTACGATATAACTTCGTGATATCTGTGTAGTTAAATCCTTCCAGAAAACTGTCAACATTATTCGCCGCTACTTTATAACTTATCATAACAGGGATTTTCTTTAGCCCAGCCAATCTAGCCCCTTCTGCCCTATGCCTACCCTCTTGAGCCATAACAGAGCCATCGGCTTCCAATGTAAAATCTGGTGTGGCAAGTTTTTCCCCAGATAAGATTTTGTCTCTATATTTTTCACTCGCACCATATCCGATAAAATCGTCGTGTTCCCTGTCTACTGAATGACCACCTTTTTGGATTAGCCTTAGATAATCTTCTGGTGCAATATCAATCACTTTCGTAGCAATACCTTTCGCATCTCTATAGTATTCGCTATATGTTTGACCCGGCTCTAGTTCTGCATCTAACAGAGGTCTCCAATAATTATCCCCAGAATCCCACGGATTATCAAAAACACTTGCTTCTCGAGGGGAACTTCCCCCTACCAAGTCGGGTCGCCCTGCGTGACCAAAGTTGCCTGAACCAGCACCACCATTTATGCTCTTGGTGGCTTGGTTATCATTCCGATTGCCATCAGCCCCACCATCAGAACTATGAATATCCAGACTATCGCTCGTATCATCTTTTGCTTCTTTCTCCCCGCTGTTCTCTACTTTATTATAAGTGCTATTCTTCTTTTTCATCGCATCAGTAACCAATTCGGTTGGGACCATCACTTCTTTCTCGGCATAAGCATACCCCTCTCTAGCAGGAATTGACCCAAGCGTATCTTGTGGCTTGATTTTCACTTCTAGAATATCACCTGGGAAAGTCTTGTTATGGCCTTGTCCAGTCCCTTCCCACTCACCATATTGAGAGAAAGAAAGAAACCCAGAATCTTTGTTAATTCTATCTGAAAATTGGACTCTTTTTAGAGTAACTGGAGTTTTAAGCCATTTCTTAAAATCGGTCTTTGAGTTGGAGTCATAATACATTTGTGACAGACAAGCCTGCCTCAACTCTTTATCTTTTTCAATTGCTTTTCTAATTTCTGGTTTTGCCTCTCCAATTTCACCGTTTAGCCAATCGCTTGCTAGTGACCCGTCGTCCTCAAAAATACCGATGGACTTCCTGGCAATATCAATTCGTTTCTTTTCACTCCCGATATAATCCATATCTGGTGTTTTACTATCTGTCACTAGGTCTATAGCCCGTTTTTCACTTCGCATTTTACTAATCTTTGCACGAACTTCATCTAGTCTTGTCTGCATCGATTTTTTATGTGCATCGTATTTTTCCTCAAAATTTTCTGCCGTGAGGTCATCACCGAGGGTCTTTTTGTGGCTTTCTATAACTCTTTCTAAATCCTTTTTAGTAGTTTCTAGCCCTCTTACCATTTGCTCTCGCATATCTTCTGGAACCTTGTCAAGATATTTTTCAACAGTTTTCACGACACCAAGCTGTTCTTTTACATAGTCAACAATGTTACTCCCATATTCTAATTCAAGACTGTAGCCCAAAGAATCTTCTTCTGCTCGTAATGATTCATAGTCGTCATCCTCTGTATCTTTTTTTGTTCCCCAGACAATATAATCTATAAAACCAGGACCACTACTGCCACCAGCAGTTACCTCGGCTTTTTTAATTTTAATTTCATAATCTGGATATTTTTCGGAATATTTATCTTCTAACTTTTTCTTGTAATCGGTCCATTTACCTTGAAACGACCATTTTTCAATAGCTTCCACCTCTAGGACTTCAGCATTGTCGTCACTTAAACTACTGGTGCTACCTTGAGGTGCCGACCCGCCCACTTCACCAGGTCTGCCTTTATGTCCAAAATTACCTGAACCCTTCCCGCCGTTAATAGTTTTGTCATTGTTTCCAAGAATAATTATATCCTCATCTTCTAAAACGAATCTATTCTTCATATTCTACCTCATATAATACCAAAGGACGAGCCTTCTCGTTCTTTTCTGGTGGTTTGTTTTCACGAAATACTTTACTCTTGACCTTGAACTTTACTCCTGGTGGTAGGACAATTTCCAGTTCATTGGCTAGTGGGGAAGCCATATAGTGTTGACCTTTCTTTGCGTAGATTTTTATCATTACCCCGACTTTCGATTGGTTGTTCCACTCTTTATCCCTGTAGTGTTCTACTAGTGCTCGTGGTTCCCTTGAATCTAAAGAAGTGGACTGAAATATCTTCGTAGTAAACCCATTTCTCTCTAGTTTATCAAGAGATTTTTTTGCGACATACATACCTCTGTATAGAATTGTATCCTCGTCAAATGTTGTTTCTTGTATTTTCTTTTTCATTAGTTCAGCACATTCCGACGCTTTTATGTTGGACACTTCCCCATCTAACCTGTCCAGATAATTATCCTCCCCAGTTTTCATATAATGCTGAATCGTCTGGCAGTTGTCCATATACCCAAAGTAGTTGAAACTTAGTTTTCGGGCTTCCTCGCTTGTAAAGTTTGTTTTTTCAAGCATCCTTTTGAATTTTTTAAGTGTGGCTAGTGGCCCAGATTCTTCTGGTGCCCCTCCATCTCCTTTACCACTACCTCCTACCTCTCCAGGTCGTCCCTTGTGACCGTAATTACCACTACCTTTACCGCCATTCACGCTTTTAGAGGTTGTATTCTTGTTTTGCCCATCAAAATCAACAAAATCGTTCCACTTGTCTGCTAACTTATTCCACATCATCACTCCTTTCATAATCCGATTTTTGAAGACTGTAATTGTCTTTATTGACAGTTAGATATTTTCTATTCAACATACAGAGATATTCTTTTTTAACACCCCCACTTAT